TTATGCGGATTTAGCGGCGCGGATACCTCGTTTTTCGAGGCTCTTATTCACGCGCTCGGTGAGACTGTTTAGGTACTGCTGACCCTTCGGCGTAACGAACAGCAGGTTCCGCCGCCGATAGGCAGGATCAGGACGCTGCTGGACGAACTCCACGCCAGGCTTGCCCCTCTTGTCATATTCGCTCCAGTCCATGATGTGGCGAGATGCAGAGGAGCTGCTGAGGCCCTTGATGTGCTTTCCCAGGTCTAACTGTTGGAGCCCTGGGTGCTCGTAAGTCGTCGTCAAACAGAGCAACTTGGAAGCCAATAAATCCGCGTCCACATCTTCCCGAAGCCCTTCCAGTGCAACCTGCAGGATATGGACGAGTTCGTCGGTCGTAAGTTTGGTCATGGGGTGGTTCCAATGGGTTTCAGGAAGTGGGCGCCACCTTCCCCCAAGGTTGGCGCTATTTCGGGCTATGTCCCTCGATTGCAATGATACCGGGGCCGCACCCGATGTACACCTCGGCGTCCGAGTAGTAGTCAATCCAGAAGCCCTTCTGGTTCGCGCTTGCTGCCAAAAACGAAATTCTGGCGCGGAAAGTAACAACAGAGAGAAGGGCGGAAATCAGTCTCACAGATGCTCGGTCTCTATGGCTCGACAAAGGGTCACGTCCCGCAATGGGGCCAATTCCATCACGACTCATGATTGCTCGAAAGCAAGTTTAGGCGGCGCCCAAAGGCGCGGCGGCGATAGCGGCCCAGAGGGCGACTCCGCCTAGCAGGAAGCCCAGGAACAACCCCTTTACCACCAAGATGCCGATCTCCTGGACGATGCGGCTGGCGTGTTTCACGCGGCCTCCGTCGGAATCGGGTGGCGGAGCACTGATAGCTCCCAAGCCTGCCCGTTCTCAGTGAGGGCGTGTAGTTGGACAGGAGCCTCCGGGGCGGCAACGCGAGCTACCGCAAGGGCGTCGGCAATTGCTTCTAGTAGGTCCTGAGAAGTGCGGTATTCAGTGCGCACAATGCGGGCAATCTGCGGGGTCATGTGGCCTCCTGATCGTCCGTGTCGTAGTGCTTCCGCATGGCGCTATTAGAGCTTTGGCCCGTCTCACAGATGGAGACCAAGGGCCGTCCAGATAGGTCGTAGATCAAAGTGAACATTGCTGTCCTTGCATGGTTGAGATGGCAGATGGATGCATGCCGCTAGTTGATTTTTGCTTCCTTCGAAAAAAAACGCCGCAGTAGGCGGCGTTTGGCTGACTTGGCGTGCTTTGAGCGTCTCTCGCTAAAGGCGGGGTAGGCCGTCCGTCGAGACGTAGGCGTGTTCTCAAATGCTGCTGGAGTAGTTTGTTGGATTCGCTGGCTTCAAGTGTCTCGAGCGCCGTTAAGGCTGAGGGTTCGAGGCTGTTGTGCGAGGCCCTTGCGTCGCATGGAGCAGCAGGTGCTGTTCGTTTTAACTAGCGTTTGCTAGTAGTTGACGAATCCGTCAGTTTCATTTCTAAATGAAATATGAATGTAGAAAAATCGAACACTTATATTTCTTCAGTTTTGAGCATAGGCTTGAGCCATGGATGCAATCGCACAAGCTCGAAATGAAATTGCGGTGCTGGATCAAAAGATCTCAGAGCTGCAAGCACGTCGCGCGGCGTTTGTTCAATTCGTAGACATGGGAACGGCCTTGTTCGGTAAGGCGGTAGATCAGTCTCACCTACCAATACCCGTAAAACTGCCACCCCTGCCAGCGGCCAAGCTTCCGCCCTTACCGCCTAAAAAGTCGTTGAAAGATCAAGTAATTGAGGCGTGTTTCGATGAGCTGAAAGATGGTTTCGCTCAGAAGCCCGCAGCACTTGTTCGATCGCTGGAGGCACGGGGCATATTTATTGGCGGCGAAAACAAGGCAATGGCCCTATCTTCGATGCTATCGAAAGACGGGCGATTCATCCCTAATAGAAAATTTGGGTGGAGTTTGAGACTAATAAAGAGCGGTCCCGCACCAGCTGGCACTGGAACGGGACCTGGTTCAACTCAGGGTGAGACCCCTGACGCAGACAGCAGCGACGATGAGCTGTAAGGAGGATGCGTATATGGAACCGATCCACCATATGACCACAACATGAGGTAGCCCATAGGCCCTGGCGTTCGCGTCGGGGCCTATTCTTTGGCGCAACGGACGCGACGTCAAGTTCTGTGTCTCTCTTGTAAATTGCCAATCAGCTTGGCGCTCAGCTCATCAGCGCCTCCACCAGCAACTTTGCGTGCGCTTCGACTGCGCAGTCGGCAATCCAGCCGTCGATGTAGTGGCCCGCGTTGTCGTAGTAGTCCACCCAGCGGACCTCCCAGTGGTCGGGGGTCTAGTCGGCCCCCGGCGGCTCGGTGTGCTCGGGTTCGCCGGAAGTGCCACCGCGGGTGATGCGTGGTCCGTAGGCGAAGACACGGCCGTCTGAGGTGTGCACTGTCTTGTCAACGCGCGGGGCGTAGAAGCTGTTCATGCGACCTCGCAGGCGAGCGAGTGGGTGAGACTGCGGGGGAGGGTGCGCATAGGCGTGACTCCGGTGATTAAAGGGCCGCGGTTGCGGCTTGCTTTGGACAAAGAAAAGGGCCGCTTTCGCGGCCCCTCGTGTGCTCTTGGAATTCGTTTAGTGAAGCCTAGAAGTCCAGATCGCCGTTTTTGGCGTTCCAGTCGGCTATGGAATTACGTATTGAGGCAGGCAGTGCATCGCGGTGTTCAAAGCCTCCCTTGCTGCCCCTTCCCCAGGGCTTGCTGCTCCTTGCCGCGATCCAGCGGAGAACATGACGCTTTGCTTGGTCCACGCTTGCTGCTTTGGCGCGGATGTGGGTTCCGTTCCAGCGGATGAGGATGGCTGCGTCGCACTTGCGGATGTACACCGGAATGCCTCCAGGCGGCATCCAGAGTCCCCATGTGTGTGGCGTTTCGAGCCACTTGTAGCCGTTCGGAAGCATCGGCACACGGTGCGTCAGACCGGTCTCTAGTGCTGCGACACATGTGGGAGCTGTAACGGAAGCGAGACAAAAGTGTTATGGATCAATAGGTTGCGTCGTTTTTTGTCTTGCGCGCACCAAGATTTGCCGGTAAGGTCCACATGACGCTTCCGTCGCATACCTCTTGAGACTCAACTATGCAGCTACCTAACGACCCCAACCTCCTGGCTGTCATTGCTGCCTGCTTACAGCTGGCGACTGCAGTAATTCACCTCATCGCGAGAAACGAAAACATCCCACCGAGAGGCAGCCGCCGCAGAGGTGTCCGAAAGAGGCGGCGGACCTGAGGCTAAGCAGTTTTCCGTAGCGCTACGACACGCGACGGAAGCTCGATAATCGGCTCCCAGTTCACCAGTGCGCCGATGCTCAACGCGAGGTCGCAGGCCATCGTGTCAGCGTGTGACCCGTCATCCGCGACGCCCCACAGTGAATCGCTGTAGGCGGTCTTGTTGCCATCCGCATCTAGCAGCGTGACGATTACGCCGATGTAGCTCCACTCGTCCCAGCACCATGCCCGGAGGTGTTCGTAATCCTCACGGGCGGCTAGGGCGGCAATCTGGCGCTTGCTCATGCCCGGTTCGGCGCAGCGCGCTCCCCAGCCGTCACGCAAAGCGATCTTGCAGGCTTCCGCGAAGTCGTAGAAGCGGACCTCCATCGGGCTGTGTCGATTCAACACCAGCTCACCGGGGCGCTTGGTGCGCTTGTGTCGCCACCCGGAGACAGGCCCATGTCCGTCCTCGCGGTCCCAGGGCGTGCCGGCGTCGTGGTCGTGTTCCTTCTCAACGGCGAAGGTCAGGCCGTGCAGCTCGATGGTTTCCATGGGTGTGTGCTCCAATATCCCCGGTAGGCACTGGCGCTGGGGAATAGATGTCTGATTTGTTGGAATTAATGAAAGCCAGCCTTGGGCCGGCCGTTGCGCTGATGGGCGTGGCCGTTGCAGCGGCGCAGTGGCATACGAACGATGTCAAGCTAAGGCTTGATTCCTACGACCGGCGGCTGAGGGTGTATAAGGCGACGGTTGCGATGCTTGACAGCGCAGTAGCTGAAATACGTCGACGGCGTGTACCTAGCTGGCGCAAGTCAAACAAAAAACCAACCCTTCCTTATGAGGAACTGCCCGAAGAGGTGGTAAAAACATTCCAGGACTGCTTGCTTGAGGCTTCTTTTCTTTTTGATCGAGAAGTGACGCACACAATGCACTACATCGATAGAGAGGTGCGTCTTGTCCGCATGTACGCGATTAATTTGGCAAAGAAGGAGCCGAGCGAATTACTCGAAAAGTCCGGGCAAACCAGTCTGCGTGAGTTGCGGGAGGCGGAGGCGCGGATTGAGAAGCTGGACAAGAATATAGAGAAGCCTTTTCGGCGCTATCTCAAGCTTCAGCGGTTCCAGAAGTAATGGCCGTTGGCTTCATAAGCTTCCCCGCCCAAATGCATATCGCGCCCGTAACTAGCAAAGTCAAAGTAGCGGGCCACGCTTTCGGGCACATCTTGTAGCAGTCCCCCATCCTCGACGACGTGTTCCGCAACCTCGGCCCAGCTGTTGAATTCGCCAATGTAGCGCTCGCGGAAAGTGTCGATATCCTCGCCGTCCTCGACCTCGCAGAAAGCATCGAATGCTTCGCGCTCGTCGTCGCTGAGGTCCTCTAGCTCCTGCAATCGTTCCATCAAAGCGGACAGGTCGGGGTGTTCAGTGTCCCGGAAGCCTGCCGGAAGGTCCTCGCTGTCGTGGACAGCCCATTCCTCGGCGCTGGGCACCTTGCCGGTTCCTTTGCACAGTGCGCACAGTGGCGGGATGCCCGCGGGACGATCAGGGTCGGCGTCGCCGCTGCCCCCGCACTCCGGGCACTCCGCGGTCACGTTCGGGTGTGGCGACTCGCGCAGCATCTCGGCAATCTCCGCCTGCACGTCGTCGGCGTCCATCCCGTCCAGGTCGATCCAGCGCCCGTGCAGGACGCCGTTGTTGTAGGAGGCCAGGCAGGCCACGTAGATGCGCGGGGCGGTCATGCCTTGTCCCCTGACTTGCGGACGTTAGCCATCAGCGGGCGGCGGTTCTCCGCCTTCGCTGCGTCCCACTCAGCGAACATCACCGAAGACCACGCGCTCATCGGCGAGCCAAAGTCAACGCAGGCGTCCCAGCGGCATGCGTGGGACATCCAGAATCCATAAGAGGCCATGAGGTTTCTCCGGGCAACAAAAAAGCCGCCCGAAGGCGGCTTGTGGGAATTTTCGGACAGCGCGTCGCGTCGTCCTGTGATGTGCGGGTGCTTACCCGATTGCTAGGATTTACTCACCAGCCACCGGGCCGTAGGCAGCCCATCCGGTGTAGCGCTAGGGCAGCGCTCCTGCTGGTGCTTCGGGTAGTCAGCCGAACAACTTGATAACCGCCGCGACCGCTGCGAACAGCGCCGTGGTGACCACCATCGGATACCAACGGGTCTCAAGCATCAGCTTGTCCGACTCCCGGTTGAGTTTGCGAATCTCGGCGCGCAGCTTGGTCAGTTTCAATGCGTCCTCCTCGATCATGCGGGTGCTCCAGAGTGTACGTCCTCGATGCAGAAGTTCCACCCCTCGACTCGCAGCCACTCCTGCTCATCAGTACACCACGCTTGAAAGCGTCCGTCTAAGTCGGCGTCAGGGCGGACCAGCAGGTGCAGGTCGAGCGTGGTGGTCCTGGCAAATACTTCGCGGGTGAATCCGGCCATGGCTGCGGCGTTGTCGCAATCCAGAGCCTCAGTGATTCCGTCGTGCTCAGCCATGAGTGCTTCCTTCGTGTTCGATCCGGGCCGCCACCAGTGCGCCTAGAGTTGGATAGATGCCAACCGCAAGGCCGTGGTGCCGCAGCACCCAGCGGCCAACGACGCGCAGGCAGGTGTACTGCGCTCTTCTCGCCGGCCTCCCCATGCCGGCTTGAACTCTTCTTTGGTGCGCTTCCTTATGCCTAGTCATTTCACGCTCCTTCGTGGGATGTGTGCCAGATGTGGGATGCAGTGGACAGAGCTTCGGTACGGCCTATGCTCGTCCGGTAGCACGCCAGTTCCCACCTCACGGTGTCCATCAGGCGGTCGTCGGGTGCAACGTAGGGGATCGCATCGTGTTCCATAGGGTTCTCCATTGAATCAAGCCACTCAAACACCCCCGTGTGACCGAGGCGCTTGAGTGGCCCGACTCTCCTGCGGTGTGCAGGATTGTCAGGCCGTGCCGGTTTCGGGCCAGTGCCGCTCCGCTGTCGTTGAGGGGTCGTCATGTGGGTGGGTGAAGGCAGAGCCATTCCCGTCCCGGACTTCCCGCAACGACGCTTCATCGCGCCTTAGCTGGTCCAGCCGCACCGTGTTATTTACGACCCCGTGCAAGGGTCGGAATGCGGCGGGAGAGCTTCCCGCCTTGTCAGCTGGCTGCCTCAGCAACCGTGGGACATATCCTAAATCTGGAATCGTCCCGTTGTCAAGTCATTTCCCAATGTTGGGATGGTTCGGCCGCGATATCTGAGAGCACCCCGGAACCGTGCGGCCTCTAGCCGCCTTGGCCTCTTTCGGTTCCCCTGCGGTTGCCTCTCGGCGTAGTCGCAGGCCCTTGAAGGCCGCCCCAGTAGCGCATCGCACGGGCTGGGGCCGGTTGAATCCGATTGCTTCTCCTAGCGCCGCGCTGGGCGGCTCAGGGATCGCTTCGGCCGGTGTGGCTGGCCGATGGGATATAAGCTAGATCAATTTCATATCTGGGTCAAGTCCCAAATAAGGGATGTTGGGAAAATTGTGCGGATGCTCTCAAAACGGTAGGGCGCTAGCCGTGGTCTGTCAGTGCTATATGAGTAAGGCGACTATTGCGCCGGCTGCTGGGCTGTGCGGCAGGAATAATCACGGGGCAGGGTAGGGCCGTGAGCGATCGGAAGGTGCCGGCCTATTGTCGGAAGCAAAACGACAGATAGGGACAGAGAGACGCGAACACATGCGGACAGCTTGAGCGCGCCAGCTGTGCGCTATTGGTGCGCGTTGGGGTAGCGCTTGGATAGGGAATCCATCGGGTTACCCTGCAATTCAATGGCTTAGCCCCAAAGGTGCCGCGGCAGGTGACGTAAGTTGCTGCAGGAGCTTGGAAAAGAGTAGTAGCGGCACACCGCGACCCCCCGGAGGGGGGGGCGCGCGACGGTTGGGAGTCAGATACCCTCGCGGAAATTTGCGACTAACATTTCGACAAGGAGACGCTCATGAAAGATGAAACAGCTGCTCAGATTGGAGGCAACATCGGTGCACTCACGGCCGCGATTGCGATCCTTGCTTCGAAGCTCTCAGAGGCGGATCAAAAGGACCTAGTAGACGGCCTCAAGGATGCTGTTGATCGCCTCGATGCGCATCCGGAGTTCGGTTCCGAACAGGGCAGTGTCTATGTTTCAGCTTTTACTAGCAGAGCTAAGTCGATCAGCAGGGCGCTAGCGGGCCTAAAGTAGCCGCTGAATGCCGCCTCTCAGGCACTGACAGGCCACTTGGTCCATGAGTTGCTATCAGCCTACCTAGGCGCCGTCGGGCGGTCCTTGAGGCGCGCTAGAAGTGTCCTTTGGGGTGCATTCGACCCAGCCTGTCACGGCATCCTTCAGCCCATCAGCACCTGGATGCGCCTTGGTGGCACCTTGGCAGATGAAGTCGTCACTCGCGACGATGATCTGGTCCTTGTCGACCGTCACCAGCAGACCCTTTGGAGCCTCCTGAGGAGGGTGTTTGGTGCAGCCGGTAGCTGCGATGATGACCAGGAAGGCGACGAAATGCTTGAGAGACACAGGCGGGCACCGTAAGAGAACTTGAAGTGTTACTAAGGGTAGCCCCTGCCGTTAAAAGTAAAAACTCTTCGATAGGAGCCGGAAAGGACCTCTAGGCCAGCCTTACATGTCGGGGGCGGTACGCATCCCACATATCTTTGGAAGGTTATATGTGGTGCGTCGGCTAGTCGCCCGCTACGGCCACCTCACCTGTAATGGATGAGGTTGTGACCTCAGCCTCAAATAAACACGATCCGACTCTCTAGAGTGCTGATAGCATGCTTCGGCAGGCACGAAGCCTGCTCTTTCGACAATGGAGTGAAGTATGAAGGCGATGCAAAAGACCGTCTTAGGCCTTGCACTGGTGCTTGGGACGTTGGGAAGTGGGAGTCTGTTCGCGAAGGAAATCAGTAACCCCAGTGGCGTCAATTCTGTCGTAACCACAACACGTGTTTATGATGGTAGTGGCGATTTGGATCGCATTGCTGCGTCTATCAAAAAGGTCTCTCCTGGCTACGCGCCGATGATGCCTCTTCGCAAGGTAACCGCCACTCGGACCGTCAAGTCGTCCGGCCTGGTCACCACGCAAGCCTTGGGTGATCCGCCTGTCGACCTTCCGTCAAGCGGTATCCCCGGAGAGAAGCGGTCGTATCGGAACGAATATCCGTCAGGCTCCTTTGAGAGCTGGACATACGAATGGGTTTCCGGCTCTAACATCGCTGGTTGGGTTTTGCGTGACTATCAGTTCCATAGCAACGGAAAGGATGAGTTTCCCCCGACACACCCGTTCTGAATTCCTATACGCTCAACTCGACTCAAGAACACCCACCCCTATCGGGGGTGGGTGTTTTCTTTGGTCTCCCACATCGCCACGTTGGCGGCGCGGCGGGTAATCAGGCCGGGCAGCTTTCGGCTCTTGCCGTTGACCTGGCCGTACACCCAGCGCGGCAGCTCTGCAGACACTGCCGTGTAGTTGCCAGAGTTCAGCAGACGCAGCAAGGTTGAGGTACGCAAGCGCTCTGCGCCCAAGTTGAACACGAAATCCACGAGGGCGGCCTCCTGCTGCGCTGTGAGGGGCACGCGCACGTGCTTCCTTACGCCGGCCAAGGCCTTCGCGAGGTCGGCCTCTAGCAGCGCATCAGCGCGCTCCTGAGTGATCGTCAGTCCGGGAGTCACGTCCGAGCCGGTGTGGCCGTATCCGATGGTCAGCTTACCAGCTGGGCATACGTAGGCCCGAAGGCGCAAACCCTCACTCAACTTGGTGAGCGGGGTTGCGATGCGGATGGATTCGCTCAACGGACCTGCTTGCGCGGCTTGGTGCCAGTGGAACCGCCGCCACCGACAGGTGCGCCGGTCGCGGCCGATGCCTTCGCTTTGCGAATGCGGTTGCGGATGAAGAGGCCGAACGCCAAGAAGACGGCAGCAGTGATGAAGAACTCGGTCATGGGTATTTCCTTTGTCAGTAGTTGTCGTAGAAGTTCGCCTCGTCCACCGCACGGCCAGTGACCGATTGGATGAAGTCGAGGTAGTCCTGCTCTTGCAGTTCCTCCATGCGGCGCGACTCTTCGTCCTCGACATTGCGTGCGAGCTGGTCGGCCCAGTACGCAAGCGCCATGGCGAGCGGTTCCACGCGGTCGTCGTGTTTGACGGCGCCGCGGTCGCGGGTCATTCGGGAAAGTTGGTGGAACAGCTGGTAGTGGTGGTTCTCGGTGTCCGCGTCAGCGCGGATCACGGCTTTGTCCACTACCAGACGATGCTGATTCAGCACCGGCTCGATGGTGTCGCAGATGCGGCGCTCCTTCTGCGTCGAGTGCTTGATTTCCTCGACAGAGCACGGGTATATCCGCTTAAGGACTGGCTCAAACAGCTTGTTGAACATGCCGTCGCCAAAGTTGGATTCGACGAGGATCAGCTGGACCTTCTCGACCCGCGCGATATGCGCCAAGCCCTCCAGCGTTGAATCCTCGTAGCCGCCCTTGAAGCCGCCCGAGCGACGCAGGTAAATCATGCCGCGGAGAACCTTGGTGACGCAGTAGCCCGTCTCGTCGCCGCCGCGACCCGAGGGGTCAACGGTCATCAGCGAGCCGGTGAACTCCTCCATCTCAGGAGCCACGTACATCGGCTGGTGCCAGCGGTCGCCCGAGAAACCCACGGAGGGCAACTCCTCGACCACCTGCTGTTTACCAGAGGACCACACGACGCGGATCGGCGCGACCTCGCGGTCAACGTCCATGACGATGAAGTCCGACAGCTTGAGCGGATACTTCTCGGCGTCAGACAGCGTGGTGTCCAGCATGAACTGCAGAGCGAAGCCGGCTCGCCCGTAGGACGCCTCGCGCTCCATCAGGTCCTTCTCGTCGAATCGCTTGGAGTCGGTCGGTGTCCAGGCGAGTGCCTGGTTGTCGTCGAACGCCGCCGCGATCATCGGAGCGAGCATCGCGCCATAGGCGACGCGCTGCTTCATGTCCTTCGGGAAACGTGCGGGCCAGATGCGGATGTCATATCCGCGTTCCGGCAGCTTGTTGTAGAGCGACTCTTCGGTCTGAGGCGTACCCAGGTAGATCACCTGGCCGCCTGGCTTCAGCACCGCGTCGAACTCTTTGATAAGTTCTGCGAGCTTCTCGCGCTGCACGATGGTCTGTGAGTTCTTCACGACCTCGATGTCATCGGGGATGATCGTATTGGCGCGCGAGCCGGTCAGCTGGCCTGTGATGCCCACCGACTTTACCGAAGGCGATTGGTCGGGCAGGGCTGGACCAACGTCGAAGGCCAGGTTCGAGTTGCGCTGGTCACCGCGCGGGCGCAGGTGCGACAGCGGCTCGAAGGTCTCGATGATCTGCTTGACGAACACCGAGAAGGCGTCAGCGCGTTCCTTGCTCGCCGAGACGACCATGATTTTGTGTTGCGGATCTTTCCAGAGAAGCCAGCACACGTATCCGGCTGTGAGGAACGACTTGCCGACGCCTCGGAACGCCTGGACCATTCGACGCCTTGGCCCATGCTGCAGGTACGAACAGATGTCGTACTGCACGGGCGTTGGCGAAGGCAGGGCCAGGTGCGTCCAGAGGTCGAACGCGAAGTTGCGGAAGTCCTCCCAGGGATGGATGACGTGCAGGGAGGTGATCCCTGACGCCTCCATTAGTGGTGCTTCAGGCTCTCGGCGGGATCGAAGGGATGCTTCGAGACTGCCTCGGCTACCTTGCCAACCGGATTGGTCTCAGTTGCCACGGAGTCGATGCCATTGTCCTTGAGGAATTGGCGGGCCACGTTCAGTAACGCGGCCAGTCCCTTGTCGCCTGCCTCCATGTTCTCGATGGTGTCGCTCAGCTTGTCAGCGATGGCGCCATGCAGGCGCTCCATCGAATCCTTGCTGGCCTTGCTCATTTCTTCAGGTACTTGTTGAAGACCGCCTCCAGGGCGGAGGTGCCGAGTGAGGAGAACACGCAGGCGATTCCGACAATTGCGGCGGTGCCGATGCCAGGGATCAATACGAGGACGCCGGCCGACGCCACTCCAAGGCCAGCGTGCAGGAGGGCACGACCGATCACCTGGCGAGGCTTGAGGGGTTCGTCGGAGACAAGCAATTTTGCGATGCCGATCAGCGCTCCGACAGCACCGAGGGTGCCGAGGAGCGTAAGCTCTTCTTTGTTCAAGGGTTCCTTACACAGTGTTGAAGTAGTCGTAGTAATTCGTCGCGTAGGCGGTAGTGCTGCTCTGTCCGTCACTGACGGTGCATCCCACAGTGACGCTTCCGCCTTGATTTAGCGTGGCGGTGACGCTTACATCGCAGTGCGGCCCAGATTGGCTGAGCGATACATTTGACACTTGGCTAGAACTGCTCACGAACCAGGAGTAGCTGAGGTTCCCGTTTCCGCCTGCGGTGTAGACAGTCGCGCGTGCTCCCAGCTGCCGGGTCATGGGTGTGCGGCTATTGCCGTTGTTGTACTGAGCGGAGCTTCCAGTGGCATTGCTGGAGAGGGGGGTGTAGTTGGTCCATACGGTCACCCAGCCGCCGTTCTCTCGGCGCCTGACGAACTGAGCATTTCGCCAGCCGCCGTTCTGACGAATGCGAGGCGTAGCATCCGCCCATCCGCTGTTCTGGCGTCTACGAAACACGGTTCACCAGATCCACAGATCGCCATCCTGTGCTGTCCCGCCAGGGTCGCCGGGGCTTACGAAGGTACGTGCCTGTCGAATCCAGGCCGTGCCGCCTAAATTGAGCTGATAGAGTTCGGCCGTGGTGCGGAATCGGCCATTGCACTGAATGCCGTAGTCGCCGTCGTTTACCAAGTTCTCGGCGCCATCACCGACGTATATGCGTCGATGCCTGATGGCCCCAGAGTCGTCCTCGGTTGGAATATGCCGCTGTAGCCCTGTGTTACTCATGAGACGCATCGGACGGTTGCCCGGACTGCCGTCCGAGTTTCCACCCAGGAATCCGAGCGAAATGGCATCTGAGCCCGACCGGTGGAAGCTTATAGACGGCGCGGTTCCGCCTTGGGGCGTCCTCAGTTCGATATGCGACCCGCCAAAGGTGCCGGAGTCCCAAGTGCCTGACTTCTCCACCCCGATCCGACCGGAAATCCACCCTCCGCTGGCGTTGAATTTGAGGTCCGGGTTGAAGTTCCCCGGTAATCCCCCCGCCCATTAGCAGACGCCAGAAGTGGAATTTTCTCGTATCCTTTCTCGAGGAGGTTCCATGAAGAAGTCCCGCTTTACCGACAGCCAGATCATCGCCGTGCNAATATGGCGCTCGGCGGCATCACGCCTGCCATGAAGTTGGCGATGGCCGCTTAGCTCCACTTCTGGCGACCGCTAGAAGTGGGGGGATTACCCCCCGAGTTCCACAGTGTCTGCCAAGTGGTGCCCTTGTCACGACTCATCAAGCCATCGAAACGCAGCAACATGTTTCCGCCATTGCTGCTGCCAACCTGGAGCGTGCCATCTCCTACGACAGGCAGTCCGGTGAACACAGGCGAGACCCTTGGAGCCTTCGCATCCAAGGCCGCTTGCTGTGCAGAACTGATCGGCTTGTTTGCGTCGCTCGTGTTGTCGACGTTCGACAGGCCAACGTCGCCCTTGGTGTGCGTGTGAGTGCTCGGTGGGTAGCTGGTCGGTTTGTTCGCGACATGACTGTTGAAGTCCACGGTGTCGCGCGTCGCCAGCGCACCCAGCCCGGATACGTCTCCGGGCACGAGCTGGACCGCACCGGACTTTCCCGCCACCGATGTGACCTGTTCGGTGTTGTCGATGTGGTCCCAGCCGGCCCCGTTGCTCACGATCTGGTCGCCGGGGTTGTATTGCCGGGCGTCGACGAAGCCACCGACGGTGACCTTGTAGAACGCCCCCGTGTTGCCGCCTTGCGGGAACGAGCCGGTGCTTGCGTCCCAGCCGCCGCGGTAGATTAGCGTGCCAGTAAGTGACGCCCTGGCTTGTTCAGACCAGTGCTTCGCTGAGTAGGCTCCCGGTTCAAGCTCGGTGCCTGCCGGTGCGTTGGCCCAAGCCTGGGCTTGGTCACTCCAATCTTCCGCCTGGTGTGCGTAAGAGGCGGCCTGATCCTCGCTGGACGCCGCCGCGCTCGCTGAGGCCACCGCATTGGACTTGGAGTTTGCAGCTTGGATCGCATCGGCGTCGGCATCAGCTGCGCTGGCGGATGCCGCCTTCTCGTGCAGTCCAGCCGATTGATTGCTTAACGCGGACTCGGTTGCACTTGCGGCGCTTGCAGTTGCACTTTCAGCTGCCGCTTCGGCCCGAGCTGTCGCGTCTTTAAGACGCTCGGCGGTATCCTCTGCACTCGCCTGTGCATCGTTGGCCGAAGCCTGAGCACCCTCAGCGTACAGACGTGCCATGCTGGCAAAGTCAGAGGCGCCAGCGACGGCGCCCGTCAGTTCATCCACCAGATCCGAGACGTCCGCGTAGAGCTGAGGGAAGGACGGCAGGACGCGATCCTTGCCGAGACCGTCAGTGACCGTCACGTCTCCTTCCGGTTGAGTCAGTAGCGCGATCATCTGGTTCTCGCGCGTGTTCCAGCGATCCACCAATGCCGAGATGCGTTCTGCAAGTTTGGCGTTGGAGACGTAACCTGGTGTTTCTGCCATTGATTCCTTGTTATCGAAGCCCTTGGATGAATCCACGGACCTTGGTGATGATTAGACGGTCACCGCGCGAAGAATCGGCGATGGCCACACGGTAGGTTGCTTCCGCTGTTGTCGGGTCTCCGACGTAGTTGAGCGCATGGTTGAACTTGTGGCCTGAGCCTTGAATGATGAAATAGGTATCTACCGTCACCCAAGCCGCACCGACCAGCTTCTGGATGTAGATGAATGCACGCCCGTTGTCCGACGACGCATGGTCCACGCCTGCGCTTAGTACGATTAACGGAATGTGCGATTCACCTAGTAGTACAGGGGCCGGCAGCGTGAAGTTCACGATCCCTGTGTTGTTGTTCATCGACACCGAGCCGGTCCAATCTACTGGTGCCAGGCGATTGAAATTGCCGACGATGTTCGGCGCCGACACTCTGCCTTTAAAGCCTGCGTTGCCTGTCCGGTCTACCCAGAAAACTGCATTGTTCTCGTTCTTGTCTCCTGCGCCAACCCAGATAGGCCATGTGCCTACGTTGGACACCTCAACGCGAAATTCGCCGTAGTCCAGGACGTTACCGCTCCCGTCAAGCGTGTGGGTCTTGAAGGTGCCCCCGTTGACGGTCCCCAGGTTGGCGGTGATAGATGACAGGGAGTTCGCCCAAATCTTACCGGCAGTGATCGAGCCGTCCACCAGCAGCTGACCGTTGATGCCCACAGTGCTCAGCCCACCCACGGTCCCGACCACAAAGGGAAACTTCCGGCCTGCATATCCTGCAGTTGGCGTTGTAATTCCAAAGAGGTCCGACTGAACCACAAACGCTGAGCCGGTGGGTGTAGCGCTCAGTGCCAGACCGGCTACGACAGGGTTGTTCGGATCGCCACCGTTGATGCGGAGGGACCATGTACCTGACCACTTAGCGTCGTTTGCATCTACGTAGGCCTTGTAAGACTGTTGCAGGGCCGCGAACGTTCCGTTGGCGAATGCGGCAACAGAGGTGGTCGCGATGCTTTCGGCTTGGGCCGGGGTTGCCTTGGTGTCGATCTGCTGTTTCACCGCGGCTGCAACTGAGGCCCCGGTAGCACCTGGCGAGCCATACTGCGCAGCGAACATTTGGCGCCATTCAGTGCTTGCCTGTGCGCTATTCGTGACCACTTCTAGGGATTCGTTGGTAGCAGCGATGGCCCCGTCATGAGTCGCTAACCGACCTTCAGCAGTGGAAACGCGCGACTCGACCTCGTTGACCACGACTTCCACCTTTTCGACCGCCTGGGCGACCAGCGTTCCGGTCTCCGTAGTGATCTGTGCATGCATGTCGGTCATCGATTGAACGCGTGCTTCCCTCTCAGTGGCGACAGAGCGATTCACCTGCTCAAAGCTCGCGGTTACATCTGCCTCGTTCTTCGTCATGCGCGCAAGCAGCGTAGTGATCTGCTCGGCGGTGACTTTGTCGCCATCCTCGATCAAAGCGATACGAGTGGATGCCTCAGAGATGCGGTCACCGTAGTCGCGCTTTGTATCGAAGAACTCATTGGACCGCAGGAGTTCCTGCATGATGAGTTCGGCGTTCGCGTCAATCTCAGGAATGCGTTCTTGGAGAATTTGATAGGCAGGCGACTGGACCAGTTGGTCAACAATTGTCTGTATATCCGGGATATTTCCACCGCCGCCACCTGGAAGGCCGCTGCCGGGCACACCGCCCCCGCCGATTCCGAACTCAGCTACCTCCTGTTGCACGAAGAGGAGTTGACGAATTGCGGTATTTAGCTGGTCGGCTGGAAGTTGTGCAGCATCCTGGAAGTTGACTGCTTGCTCCGCGAAGGGAGTTACGCGGCGCAGTAGGACGCTATAGGGCGTCTGCAAGTACTCGGATTGATCAGGAATCTCGATTGTGGTTGAGTTGATCCATGTCGCAAGAACGGAGCGTGGCGATTTAGGATCGCCGACAAGCACCCGCACGTGTTCTGGCTTGAGGCGCGGAAATGTGCAGGTGAAGCGCCGCGGCCCGCCTTCGTAGGTGTAAGCCACGAAAGACAGGCCTCGGTTTTGTTCAATCATTCAGTATCCAGGCCAAAGAGGGATTTTGCGGTCCAAGAATCTTTTTGCTCGTTTCGGTCTTCGCGGCGTGCGTTAGCTTCACCGGAGCCGTCGCTCAGCCAGCCGTTAGTCTCTGCTTCCTTAAGTGCCATACGCTGGATGTTTTGCCACCCTGTGAGATTCTGGAACCAGAACAGCTTGGCTGCGTTCTCCAGTTCCTTCCGGGTCACTTCGCGATCATCTCGGATCGCCTGAGCCGGGAGCGAGGACGCTTCCATTACACGGTTGGCGAAGTCGACGACTGGAATGCCACCCACGATGTTCGTGGACATGCCAGTTGAGCGGGCGTTGGCGAACACCGGGTCTTGACCCATTAGGGGCAATGCGGTGTCGACGATGGGCTGGATGACTCCGCCCCAGGAGGACTGCGATACGCCCGCAGCAACGAAGTTACCCATAGTGAGCTGCTTCTCGCGCTTTCCTGGGTCGTCAGCAGTGTTGAGAGAAGTACGCGCGGCCCACTGTAAGGCTGCGATGGAGCTGGAGAGCATGACCATCATGTAGGTGTTCCAGTCCTTCCAGTGGTAGGCGGAGTTCAGCAAATGCCGCTCATAGCTGTAGGCCATGAACGAACGAAACTGAGTGACTAGCTTCCCGCCTGCCGAGTGCATCAGCATGATGGAGTCGCTGGCGTCACCTTCGATCACCTGCTGGCGCGTGACGCGGAACATGAAGGCTGCCACTCGCTCCCGGTCTGCTAGATTCAGGCCGGCCTCGGTGATGTCTTCGACCTTCTTGATGCCCCGGAGAGATGCGAATAGTGCGTCCTGGGCCTCTTGGTCGAGTCCGTAGGAGCGCATTCGGCGCGTCATTCCTTCCGACAGGGCGCGCTTGTCGTTCGCCAGTTGAAGCAGCTTCATCAGCGTGGCCCGCCCCGCGATACGCTGCAGTGCGGTGTTCATTGGAGCCATACCCGAGGCGATGCTCGTGAAACGCTGGCCGAGCATTGTTGCGTTCTCCATGGCCCTGCCGAACTTGCTGTCTCCGTAGACCGACGGCATGAAGGCGTCATCTTCGATCCGCATGAATGCAGGACTGCGGAGATGCTCTGTGCCAGTCGCAACGAGGTCTTCGATGTAGCGGGCCTCGCCGGACTTCAGGGTTCCGTCGGCGCCGCGGCGAAGAAAATCACCAATGAAAGCTATGGACCTGGCAGTGTTCATCAGGCCGGCATGTGCGACGGTGGGGCCAAGCTCGGTGAAGAGCGTGAAGCCCACCTGGTTCATCACTCGGAGAAACTGTGTGTCACGTAATGCGCGCGACCAGCGCGATGCCGTGCTATTCGGGTTGACCTCAGTGGAACGGCCCATGATCGACTTGACGCCAACGTCCAGCATCCGAAGGGTCTTCTCGGGATCATCGCCTGCTTTGATGGCCTGCTCGCGAAGGAGCTGCTGGAGCGCGTCCAGCTCCGCCCTGTTGCGGATGTTTCCCTTCTGCGCTAGCGCGGACCAGCCGACGACTTCACGGATGTGTGAGGACACGATGCGGGTGGTGTCGCTGTCGAGGAAGTCGGTGACTTTGAGAGTCACATCGTCCCCGTAGCGGTTCGTGAAAGTCATCTCGGTGTTCGGGTCGAACCGGATACGTTTCCTCGCGGCTCCGACCTTGGCGCCTTCGTGCATCTGAGCGGTGTACCTGCCGAGCACTGAAGCAATCTTCGCGTCGCTCGCTCCTGCATCTCGCAGGGCATCTGTGAGTTCTTGCACCGATTCAGTGTTGAGCGGACGCACGGGTGCGCCAGTGTCACCAGTGACCAAGCCGGAGCCGCGTTTGATGAGTGCGCGGGCGTACAGCTCTGCCAGCTCCTCGTCTACGCCGCCGTCGTCGGCGAGCTTCTTGGCTTCATTCCTAGCGTGTAGCGTCTTCTGTTCGTGCTCCAGCGCATTCTTGAGGCCAGCCTTAGCCTTCTCCAGACGTTCGTCATGGCGCTGCAGCTTGCGACGGGTGTCTTCAAGACGGCGCTGAGCTGCGGTGCGGCGACGGTCGCCCTGCTTGCCAGGCATGCCCTCCAGTTCCTTCAGCGACTCTTCGGCGGCACGCACAGCAGCCTGCTTGTCGGCAGTCAGTGTGCCCAGGTCATCGGCCTTCTCGCGCGCCCGGAGGGCACGGTCGGAGGTCCCGTTATAGTCGCCGGCAATCTCGTCGAACTTCTCCAGCTTGGACGCATCGCCGTTCTTGCGCATGTCGGAGATGATGGCCTGCTTGAAAATCTCGACCCCGTCTTCTTCGCTAAGTCCCATCTCGCCAAAGATGCGCTGGTACGCCTGCTTCGACTGGACCTGGGGGAAGTAGTCCAGATTCTTGCTGCCTGGCTCCAGAACACCTGAGCGGACACCTAGGTCATAGGTCGCGTCGAGCACCGGCCGAACTGCGGCTGCGGCCTGGTTGGCGGTTTCGTCGTCGGCCTTTACGCCGCGCAGTGAGTCGGCGACCTTGCGGCTCCATGCCAGCTCACCGCCGCGGTCCCAGCGGGACAGTCCGTGCTTCGCACGCGCTGCAGTCCAGGCGGCGTTGAAGCCGCGGTGCAGCTGCGTCTCTAGCGTGGCGCGGTTGACGCTGGCGTACTCGCCTGCAGATTGCTTCACAGCCAAGTCGCGGTCGGTGTAGCCCACGCCGTCGCGGAATAGCCAACGGCCTACACCCCGCGCGGTTGGATCTTTCAGCTTTCCCATCTGCGCCGACAAGGCAAGGCGGATATTGGCGAAGGCGGGTTGGACGGACAGCTCCTCCACGCCGCGGTCCACATGCGCCTGCATCACATCGGAGAGAGAGCGTTCGGATAGGCCTGGGGTCGGGTTGTCGGGAAGGCCATTCAAGCGTGCCGCGCCTAGGCTTTGGGATGATCCGGTGATGTCTCTCCTGGCGAGTTCCTCGACCTTCAAGGATTCGGCGAAGTGCTCCCCACGGCGCGCTCCGAGAGCGCTGCCTAACGCAAACCCAGCGGCTGCTGAGATTGCGACATCCGCACTTCCTATTTCAGAGTTGAACCTGGAGTTTCCGAGCGTCATCGCTGCATTGGTCGCACCAGCAGCCAAGCCGGCGCGGATAGAATTCGCCAAGCGTCCGGCACGGGCGCTTCGGGCGAGGCCGCCAGTAGCAGCATCAGCGGCGAAGAACACCGGGTCGGTGATGTCTGACGCGAAGTTTGCGACCATTCCGAAGGACGAACGGGTCTCCTTCACCATCTCGTTTTGAACGGCAAACTCCCGAAGAAGCTCATAGTGCTCCTGAGAGGTCGCACGGCTGAAAAGCTCCCACTGGTCCGTGCCGATGCCGAAGGTGTCCATTTCCTCCTGAAATTTCTCAGGGAGCTTCCACTCTGGATCGGCACGGGAAAGTACTGACTCTTCCTGGAATGCTCGGTGGATCATGCCGATTCCGCCCTGTACTTGCGAGGCGCCGATCAGCTCACCGAACGGCGTTTCGTCCTTGCGCTTTTGGTCGGCCGCTTCGGCCTCTTTTCGGCGCATGACGCGGGTTACATGCCCGCCCTCGTTACTGCGCACCGATTCCGCAACAACCTCGTTGAGGTCTTTCGGTTTCGCAGGCGCAGTGAGGTCGAAGATGCTGGTCGGCATTTGATTCCTAGTTCTTGAAGGTTGAGAGGTAGTCGATCATGTCGGTGGTATCCGGACGCTTTGGCCCAACTACGGCTGGCTTGTCGCCCAGCTTCAGTACCGTGGGCTTCAGCGACGGGTCGCCCTTGGCAGTACGCATTGCTGCAGCCTGTACGGGGTCGATGCCCATGACGGTCAGCTTGGCCTTGTTCTGCGCATCAAATCTGGCCTGCTTCTCGGCCTCGTCGCGTTTCCACTGGTTGACGCCAGCAGCAGTCTTGTTGGGATCAAACAGCACAGGGCGCTGCGTACCGTCGCTAGCCTTTCCGTAGATGGGGAAGCCATCGCGGCTATGGAGGATGAACACGTTTGGGTCATCTTCTGTAGGTGCAGCAAAGACTCCGCTTGCTGTTCCCTTGGGAATCGCTCCGGCTTTCTCGGCATCTACCGCTGCGCGTCGGACGAACTCCGTTACACCAGATTCCGCCCCTGTCCGCATACCTCCGCGCGGCACCCAGCGACCGTTGACGTTCGCCAAGTCACCTTGCACGCGTTTGAATGCGGTAGCGACCGCAGCGTCCGGCGGGGCCATAGGGTTGCGCATTGCTAATCGGGTCGCTTCACGCTGGACGCGATCATGCAACCACGGTGGCATAGGCGTTCCGTCAGGCATCTCATCGACCTTCTTGAAGTACGCCGTCGCGGCGCGCCCAATCCGCGCAGAGACCTCAGCACGTACTGCTTTTTGTTCAGGACGGGTGATCTGTTGAAGCGCCTCTTGCTCGCTCATGCCGAATGTCGTTCGGTTCTCGTGGTATTCGTTCATGAGAATCGCGTTGTCTTCCGACACGTACCGCATGGCAGTGATGGGGTCGATGTCGGCGATAGCCTTGTAGGTGGCGTAGTTCTGCGTCAGGTTCGTTGACGTGGTGCGGCCGATGAGGTCCTGCACAGCGGGGATGACCACGCCGGCTCTGGTAGCGCGGGCGAGGGCGGTACCCATCGCCTGCTTGTTGCCCGCCTTGACCGCATCCGTCCACTCCTTCGAGAACGCCTTCTGCAGCTGGTGGGTTTCAAGGGTGAGGCCTTGCCCCGCCGTGAGAACTTGGATGGTTTCCTTATGGCGCGCCGCCTCCTTGGCCTCCTGTTCCATCCGGCGGATGCCGGCTTGGTTCTGGTCGTACCAATGGCGGACGAAGGTGTGGCGATCCTTGCCGGACAGGCCAAGAGCATCCGCGTTGGCATTGATGCTCGCCTCGGTCATGCGACCAACGTAGGCCTGGTCCTGCCATGTGACCTCTTTCTCGGCCTGCACGGACGCCTGCCGCTCCTCCAGCATCCGTTGCTGGATTGCAGCACCAGCGCGGGCGGCTTGGGTAAAAGTGTCACCCCAGGTCCCCTCGCCGTGCTTGCGGTCCCACAGGGATGTGCCGTTCTCGTCGCTGGTCTTCTGGGCGAACTCGGAGAGCGCTTTGATATTGCCCTCGCCGGTCGCCAGCACGTCCACGATCTGGCCTGCGGCTTGGTCGTAGAACTCATTGCGGGTGACGTAGGCGAATTCCTCGGTGTCGAGTGCCTGGGCGAATCGCTCGATGGCGCCGGGTTGCAATAGAGAGCCGTCGAGGGCGGCGTTGCGCAGCATCGCACCCACGTTCTCGGTCTGCCGCTCTAGCAGTTCAGCCGTCTCAGTCTTGGAGTGGACATCGAGTGCCTGCTGGCGGAGTTGTGCGACTGCGGGCTGCAGCTGTGCCATGACTTGCGGGTCTTGGAACTCCTTCTGCTGCATCAGGCCGCTCAGGGTCTCCTGGATGGCCGCCTGAGGATCTTCGCCAACGTCCAGTGCGGCGACACGGGCGATGAGTCCGCGCTTCGCGTCGCTGAGCTTGTTGGACGCTTCGGTTACGTAATAGCCCCGACGGAAGGCCGGAGTGAAGGAGGCTAGCGCGTCTTGCGACTGCGCGGCCGTGCCATCTAACGATTCTTGAGTGCGTTGCTGCTCGCCCTTAAGTGCGTCTTCGCGGTTCTGTCGAACCTGGCGATCCTGCTGCAGGCCGTTGGCTGCGGCCGACAGGCGCCCAAGGACACCTGCGGTAACGTTGGAAACCGCGGAGTAGCTCTGCGCCGCTGCGCCGCTGACCTGGGCGCGGTACTGCTCGGGGGCAGATTGCCGCGACTCGATCACGGCGCGGCGCTGGATGCCGCGCTCGTTAACCCTTGCCATTGGTGTCGCCTCGCTTCTTGATCTGGTAGTTGCTGTAAGCGCCTGTAGCGCCGCCAGCGGCGGAGTTGATTGCGCCCCCGACCATCTCGGCGTTGGCGACTCGGACGCGTGCCGCTGCGTCCGCGGAAGATGCGGCGATGCCGCGCTCGCGGTTGCCTTCGATCAGTGCTACGTCACGGCCCGCTTGGGTCATGATGTCGTTGTCGATAGCCTGCAGAGAGTTGCCGCCGATGGCAGCCTCAGCTGCTGACGCTCGCGCGGTTGCGCGGAGGGATCGGGCCTCTGCCATTCGCTGCATGGTGTCCACCTGCGCCTTCGCGTCGATCTGGTCTTGCTCGGCTTGCATCTGCTCGCCGATGGCCTTGGCCTGTTGCTTGCCCTGGTATACGGCGGTGCCCGCTCCGATGACTGCCATCGCAATCGGTACGGAGAAAACGCCGCCGTCACACATTGCCGATCTTGTAGAAGTAGCGGAACGGCACCTGCGCGGGGCCGTAGGGGACGGGTGCCGAGAAATTGAAGCCGACAGCGGCAAGCCATCGCTTCGAGACCTCGTTGCTGTCGTCCACGAAGTTGTGCAGGACAGAGAACCTCTCGCGCCAGTCATCAGTGATGCGGCGCGTCTCGGTCACCATCAGGCGCGGGATGGTTGCCAGGGCGTCAGTGCCCAGGAGCCAAACGGTTGCGCCCAGGCCGCCCCCGTAGGAGACCCCGAAGATGCCTTCGGGGTTTCCATCTAGGACGATGCAGAACACCGCATCTGCGTCGTTGCAGGACTTCAGAAGAGCTTCGAGCGGAGTGTCGCCGCTTGCGGCAGCGACCTCCAGAACGTCGGCGTCCCGCATACGTGCGGCCACGCTCAGGATGTCCCCCGAGCTGGGCGGACGGTATTCGAGAACGGTCAAACAGAACTCCTTGAAGAGAATAGTGCGCGGTACTGCGCAGACTGAAGCCAGCACTGAAACGGCAGGCGGTTGCGTAGGACGATCCGACAGTTGTCGGATCGTGCCTGTACGGGGAAGCGGCGCTCGCCGGAGTGGAAGTTAGGGCTACCCAAGCGGAACACCTCGTCGCCCAGCGTGCGGGCCGTGAACAGCCCTGAGTGCGATGCGAGGTATGTCTGCGGGTCTCTCTCGCGGCCACGGGTGATGACCTCTACCTCGAAATAGGCGGCGTCCTTGTAGGCGACTGTGATGTCACGAACCTGGAGGCGCCCGACGAGGATTGAGTTGTTCCGCTGGTCGCGGAGGTAGGCTCGGGTCAGTTCGACGGAGAAGTCGTAGCTCACGCCGATTGCAAGGCGCCCGGCTGCCAGGTTGCCCTGAAACCGGATTCCCATTCCGCCGTTGATGAGTGTTGCGCCCGTCAGGTCCACCAGCTCGCCTGGAGATGCCCAGTCGTCTGTCTTGCCGATGACCAGGCCGTCCATGCTGGCGAGCGTGTAGGGGAGATTGATGTCGGTGTAGTTGCCGAATGCGTAGTAGTCCGGCCGGACCACCACAAGGCGATCCAGCAACAACGAGTAGTCCTCGGTGAAGTCTGCCTCCTCTGCAGTCAGCGATAGGCTTAGCTTAAGCAGCTCAACGCCGCCGCGCGGTGACTCAGCGGCCACATACAGGTCATCGGAGTTGGAATGCAGGTGAACCACGCGGCCGACGCCGGAGAGGTCCCATCGTGCCCAGGACGACTGTGACTTCTCATTGCCGGCCCATCTCACGAAATAGGCGTAGAGCTGCGACGGGGAATCGACAGGAGCTACAACCAGCGCGTCGGCTCCCGGCACTGCGGCCATTGTCCGGAGCTTACCGGGGATCAGTCGAGGCACATGCGCGGTCACGTCAGCAGCGTCCCCGGTGATCGATACGTCGTCCACGAAATACTCGCGGAGCACGGAGAAGGCCCCTGAGTCGGAGGCGAAGTACAGGGTGTCGCCCAGCAGGACCGGGCGGACGTAGAGGGAGCACTCGTAGTTGACCAGCTCGTCGACCTTGGGGGTCTTCGGGGTCAGCATCGGATCGGCCGTCATCTGGAAGTTGGCGCGGTCGCCGAACATCAAGAGGGACGACTGGAACGGCACGCCGAACTGCAGCTGCGCTACGCCGCGCGACTGCACAGCGAAGTCGATCACGTCGGAGTCGAGGAGCTGCTGGGTCGTGGTTCGCCAGAAGTTGAATGGATGGCCGATTTCGGAGAGGCAGGTGTTCTCGGTGGACATCAGGCCCAGGCGGCCCCGATGAAAGAACACGTCGCGGATCTTCTCGTCGATGAAGCTGGGCGGGCCGATGGTGGTGTCGTCGCCGGCCAGGCGCTTGTCCCAGTCCATCGGGCCGAAGCTGAAGAACAGGCCGTCGCCGTGGACCGGGTCGACCACGCGCTTCAGCAGGTGAGGCATCGTGGTCTTATCGAACGTGTTGTAAGCACCGGGCCGGGCAATCTCTTGCCACACGCCCTTGCCGGCGCGCTGGACCACGAAGTTGTCGTACTTGTTGCCGCTGGCGCCGAGGATTTCGTAGATGGCGCCGGTAGGTACAACCACGTTCTTGTCGGGCTTCGGCAGGTCCGTGAAGGTCTGGACCGATCCGGTGATGCGGCCTGGCGCCTTCTCGGTGCTCATCTTGGCCGTGACCTGAGTGTTCACGATGAACGTGGTGTCCGCCTGCGTGCAGGTGCGGAACACGGACCAGGGCTGCTTGTCGGTCGCCAGGTACGCGGCCGAGCCCTCGGCCATCAGCACGTCGTACTCGTAGCCGGTCTCGTGGTTGAACACGCGGACCTTGCCGCTCTCGACGACCACCAGGTAGTGCTCCACGCTGTCACGGACGATGGAATGGAAGTGCGCGTGAGGGGCGATATCGTTGCCCAGCACTTTGACGAACTGCGCCGCGGGGCGCTTGCCGGTGCCCATGGCGGAATGTAGCCAGGTGTTATGAGCGTCGGTGACTTGTGTTGCGTTGCGGACGGATGCGTCCTGCTGTGAGACACCGCCCAGGAAGGACGGATAGCTGCCGGTTTCCAGACTCAAGTGCGGTTCGCGATGGCGGAGGTGTCGGTGTCGTCGTTGAGGAAGTTGGCGCCCTTGGCGAACTCGAAGTCGTCGGCCTCGTCGGCCAGCAGGGCCAGCGCGGCGCCCTCGTGGTCTTCGGTGAAGCCGTTGAGCGACTCGCTGCCCAGCACGTTCTTCTGGAAGATGCGGGCCGCGCGGATGGCGATGTAGCGCCGGACGGTCTCCGGCAGAAGCTCGAAGTCCATGAACCAGACCACCCTGGCGGACGGCGCCGCGTCGGCAGCGAACACGTCAGTAGCGTTGGTCAGGTCGTACAGGAAGCCGTTGCGGTGGGTGATGCGGGCGGAGCCTCGGCCCAGCGGCCGGATGCTCAGAATGAGGTTAGGGAGCGGGACACGGTTGTCGGCGTTGAGCACGAACGTGTAGCTCTCGTCGGTGTTGAACCACCAGGCGGCGGTTTGCACCTCGCGCGATACGCCGCGAAGGGTGCGAATGGCAATGGCAACGTCGGTGTTGCCGACCGCTTCCAGGGCGCTTACGGGCTGTTCGCCGATCACGGCGAGCATCTCGTTGACGGCCTCAAGCTCAGTGGTCGGGATCAGGTCCATGCGGTTCTCTTGAAGTGGTCAAAAAAAACCGGAGGTCCCCGTTAAGAGACCCCCGGTTAGGAGGAGATTGAGAGTGGCGACTTGACGATCTAGGTATGTGGTGCCGCCAGCACGACCGAGCTTCCTTCTGGAACTCTCAATCTACTTTGGGCTTACTTGGTGCCTAGCTCGACAGCACCGTCGCCACGCAGCTCGCCGTGGCCCAGTGCGTACTTGGACAGCATCAGGGTGCCCTGCTTGTTGCCCTGGTACACGTCCTCGACGGACAGACCCAGCAGCTGCAGCGTGCCCACCGCCGAGCGGTGGAAGATGACGCCCGCGGTGCCGCTGTAGTCGCCGCGGTACTTGGCCTGCAGCGTCGCATCGGCCGACTCGTCGATGCCCGGCAGGGCGTTGACCTTCAGCAGCGGGATGCGTGCGATGGACGAAATGACGGCGTCGTTGTAGCTGCCCTTCGACTCGGTGTTGATGTCCTTGTCGATCAGGTCCTTGTTCTCGGTCAGCAGGTAATACTGAGCCGGACGCAGCGCACCCGTGAACTCCTGCGGGTTCTCCGAGATGCCCTTCTCGTCGAAGTTCTGGCGCGCGGCGCGGAACGCCTTCGCCATCACGACCGGGTCAGTCAGCATCGCAGCGTTGACGATGCGCAGGCCGCCCGGCTGGCCGTCGACCACCGAGTCGGTGATGCGGGCTGCACGGATGGCGCAACGCAGTTCGTTCTTCATGCGCTGCAGAGCCAGCTCGGCGCCCTGCAGGCGGGTGTACTCGCCGCGCACGTCGAAGTGGTTCATGGCCTCGTCGATGTTCGCGATGAACACGTCCGAGATGAGCATCGGGTCGAGCGTCAGGATGCGCTCGTTGTGGTCCACGGTCTGGCCCAGGATGTCGGTGCCGGGGACGTGGTAACGCGAGCCGACCTTGCCGATTGCCGGGAACGACGCGGACTTGCCGGAAGAGATTGTGCGCGTCATGACGCGGCCTTCCAGCTTGTAGTTCTCGATGAACGAGGTATCGACCTCGGCCATGTAGTTCTGCATGAACAGCGCCCAGGCATCGCCCTGCTTGTTGATCTGACCGATGCGGCTGGGATTGGAATCTGCCATTTTGTTTCCTTGGGGTACGGGTGTGCTTCACCTGGGAAACAGGCGAGGCTGGAGTAATTTAGAGAGGGGTGACTCAGTACACGTCGGAGGCGCGCAAGCGAGCCGTGTGTCGCTCGCGGTACGCGGGGTCGGAGCGGTACTTCGGATTGCGGATCGCTTCCTGTACCTCGGCGCGCGAGGCATACGGCTGCACGCCTGGGGCAGGGGAGGCCTTGCCGTTAATCAGAACAGCTGGAGCGGAGGTCTTTGCCTGCGCGGCCAGGCCAGCGACAGCCAACTTGGCACGTGCGGCATCGCCGGAGGTGACAGCGGCATTGAAGGCGTCGATGTCGGCGTCTTCCAGATTCTTGCCGGCCCACTCCAGGAGCTTTGCGTAGCCGTCCTTGCCGCCTGCCGGGGCGAAGATTCCAGCCTCGTAGGTGGACTGGCGCGCCTTGAGGCCATCCAGATACACGCCGACCAGCTCTTTGGGGAAACCAGCCTTTTCCAAGGACTTGAAGCTCTCTTCGGAGATGGTGCCGGTCTCGGCAAACTCCTGAGTGAACACAGTCTGGTCGAGGCCAGCGGCCTTCAGTGCGTCTGCTGCAGCGGCTTCGTTGGCATCGCTGCCGTTTCCTTCGCCTTCCACTGTCGCGGCTTCTTTGGCCGCCTTCAGCCCAGCATTGCCGGCCGGGTCAGCCGGAGTTGCGGCAGCCGCGTAGGCTGCCTCCAGTTCTTCGACCGTTTTGTATTTGCCGCCATACAGGCGTTCGGTCTGCTGACCTTCGGTTCCGTCAGCGGCGACCTGGGCCGGTTGGGTCTCGGAGGTTTGCTCGGTCACTTGGTCGTGCCCAGCGCGTTGTAGTGGGTGGTGCCGTCGGCGAATTCAGTGATCGTCACGTCGCCCTTCTTGGTCACGCGCGGATACGTCTTATCGGCCACGGCGTCAGCCCGTGGTGCTGGTGTGCCTGCCTCGTCGGCGGGAGTTGCGGCTTTTGCCATGGTCATTCCTGGATTGGTGAGCCACCTGTCATCGCTGCGTTCACCAAGTTCGGTGCGGCGCGGACAGCTGCCTCGTTCATTGCGGAGGTCTGGTCGTTTTGCTGGATAGCTTGTGGGTCGAGCACCAGACCCTTTGTGGTGATGTCGGATGCGGCGCCCAGTCGGGACAGCCACTCGCCCCAGTCGATGCGGCGGCCAGCTTCTTGCTCACCCATGACGCCCTTGGCGGTCTCGCCAAAGCGCACGAGCTTCTCGAAGTCGTGGCCGCGGCCTAGGGCTGCGACACCTACGGTGATGCGTGGTTTGATGAGACCTTCCGGCAGCTCCGGGATTGCCCCGTTTTGCTGCAGTCGGAAGAGAATGCGACGGATGAGTGGAACCATCAGCTCGGGGCCGAGCACCGAATAGAGGCCGGCGCGGTTGTCCTCAAGCACACGGGCGAGATACTGGATTTCTTCTCGGGTCACCCGGTCGCCGCTGCGCTGGATGGCAGTGCCGACGCCGAAGACCAGCTCCAGGTTGCGGGCGGTGGTGTCGGCTTCGCTCTTGACGAAGGAGAGGTCCTGGAACTTGTCCAAGGTCAAGGAGGAAATGTCGTTCTTGTCGCCGCGGATGACGGCGCCCGACTCAGCCTTGGTCAGCTGGTCCGGCTTCATCGCCGAGGTCGGCTTCAGCAGCCAGAGGATTTTGGCGGCAGCTGCAGCCCCCTTCCGAAGCGCCTTTCGGAGCGCCTCAAGAGTCTCGAACTCACCTCGGTAATCTTCGATCAGGCCGCGACCATAGTCTTCACTAGTGGGTCGAGGGATCGATACGGGAATCCAAGGGGGAGCATCGATTGGATAGCTGCCTTCGGTCCCGGCGATGATTACGCCTTCGACCTCCTGATAGCACAGCCAGTTCTCGTTGTTCTCGTCGCGGTACACGCGGGTGTAAAGCTCAGCGTCTTCGGCCAGCTTCTTCAACCGCTCGGTCTCGGAGACCTTAGCAAGTATGGATTCACGAGCCTCGGCTGGAAGCATCTGAATTGCGATCATGTCGAGGGTGACAATCTCCAGCACGTTGCCCAGGCCGTCGCGGTCAGCGATGTAGGAGGTCAACGGATAGAGCTTGCCCGGCCCCTGGTCTGGCACATACAGCAGCCAATTGCCAGTTGCCGCGGAGTGCTTGAAGCCTTCCGCTAGGACCGAACGCAGCTGCGCACCCGCTTCGATTTCATCCATGACGGCACGTTCGATTTCCGAAAGCGCCGTCTCAAGTTCTCCCTTCTGGATGCCTGCTTCCTGCATGAGCTTGTCCGATTCGGACAAGTCGGGCTTCAGGGTGAAGGGGGTGATGTTGGGCGGCAAAACTGCCAGTAAAAGTGCATTGGCGATTGCGTTGGCGCAGCGTGCGCCTGTGCCCTGTACGGGAGTAATGAAAGTCTGTGACTTTTGCTTTGGGTCAACGAACAGTGCTGGGATGGTGACCTTGGTACATGCTTTGGCGCGGGTCTCGGCACTGTTTCGGTTGGGCTTCAGCTCGTCGTAGCGTTCCTTGGCGGATACGAGGGTCTTGGCGGCGTCAGCCACGCGGAATGGTCAATCCTTGGTAGAGCGGGGAGTTCATGTCGCTGCGCAGGCTAGATTTCTTTCGGGCCTGCGCTGATTGGGACTGGCCGGAGCCGTCGCGTGCGGTGACCAGAATGTCTGGTGTTTCCGTCTTCGGAGTCTTTGGTTTGGAGCTGCACATCAGTAGCGGTCTCCACGGGACTCTTCGCGTTCCTGCTCGCGCGCGGCCAGGAGTCGAAGTACCAGGCGGCGCTCCCCGGACTTGAGGAGGAATTCCTCTCGGTCCTGCTCGGGGTCGTAGATAACCTCGGGGTAGATGCGGGCCAGCTCGTCGATCAGCTCGTCGGCGGTCAGGGGAATATTCATGATTCTTTAGGTGAACTTAGAGTGGATCTAGAAAGGGGAAAACCGTGGGTTTTCCCTCTAGAGGCCCGACTAATTCGCCAATCCCTGCGCAGCCGCTCGAAGCTGCGCCAACGTCCCGCTATTGACCACGGTGTGGTCCACCAGCCAGGACGGCAGGGGGCGTTCACTTGCATGGTCTGCGACTGAGGCGACGCCTGGTCGATCCACGACGACAACGCTGCCGCCAAGCTCTCGCACCAGCATCGCTTCGTTCTCGAAGCGCACGTCAGGAATGACGACACCAGCAGCGCCGCCAGCGCGGGCCTCCTCGACGCGACGTGCGGCGACTTTCAGCCAAAGGCTCTCGTCGATCATCTCTCGACCCCATTCGGTGCCGATGGTCTGCATGAGGCGACGAGGGGAAGTACCGCCCAGCCAGTCCAGCGGTGCTTCCTTCAGAGGGCCTGCGGTCAGTTCCTCCATGCTCAGACCGGTGATATCCGACACAAAGCGGCGCAGCGGTTCGGCTAAGGCGATGCGGATGAAGCCTTGCTCGACGAGAAAGCCAGCGAGGGTGTCCTTGCCAGAGCCAGCTTTGCCTGAGATGCCGACGATCTTCATCGGACCACCTGCAGGGAACAGAGGTATCTGGCTCAAGATGCCCAACCCGCAATCAGCCAACACCAGCACATGGCGGGTGCGAGGATGTTGAACAGCTTTACTTTCACTTGCCGCCCGAGGCCAAGAGCGACGAAGGCCCAAAACACAGTCCAGCCCAGCGTGAAGTAGGCCACGCCGAACCACGCGACGATGGTTAGAAACAGCATTACGGTTCCCAAAGATTCACCTTGTTTGTTTTGTAGTTGAGGTCACCGTGGCGGAGGATTCGCGCCAGGCGTGCTTGGACGAGGGCGTCATCTGCCGTCAGTCCCTTCTTTTTGTAGATAGCAACCACGGCCGCCCACAGGGCCGCCAGGTGCTCCTCTGGGGAGCCGTCGCGGTACGCCTCGTGGACGGGCATCAGGGCCTCGTCTGCGCGCTTGGCACCGATGCCAGGGCACCCGGTGTAGTTGTCGGTGGTGTCGCCCATCAGGGCTTGCTTCATCCAGAACAGGTCGGCGTCGTATCGATCGATCGATCGCACGCCGAGGTCCGGCTTGTTGGGGTTATAGAGCCGGCAAGGAATTGTCTGCAAGTCCTTGTCGATGGATACGACGATGCGCGGGCCAGGACACCGCTTGGGACTTGGATGCGTCGCCAGGGTTCCGAGGATGTCGTCGCCCTCCAGCGAGTGGCGCTTGACGATCTTGTCGGCATACTCCTCGTGGATGAATTCGTCGAGGGCGTGCCACAGGAACGGCTTGGCCTTCTGGTGGCGAGCCTGCTTGTAGGTCGGCTCGATGTCCTTGCGGAAGTTGTGTTCCGGGCAGGACAGTGGGAGGACGAAGTCGGCGGCGTCGAACTTCTCGACCATCTCCGCGATGTACTCGGCAATCTCGACCTTGGCCTTCTCGGGCTGGTAGACCTCCATGGTCTCGCGGTCGTCGTCCCAGTCGATGCTCTTGGTGTTCTTGAAGGCCATGTAGTACCGCAGCACGTCCGCGTCAATCAGCAGGACGGGTCGCTGGCGCTTGCTCAAGCCAGGTCCTCGTGGATCGCCACGACGCAGTTCCGGCCAATTTGGCGGATGACGTAGTTGTGGACCTTTGCCTCCATGGTGTACTCGATCATGCTGTTCGGACGAAACACGTGCTCCGGCAGCTCGGCCACGCGGAAGTACGAGAGGCCGCGCTCCACTCGGCGCTTGTCGCCATCCGCCGGGCCACCGATGAAGTGGACCAGTTGTGGTTTGTCATTCACCGTGGCAACTCCTTGTGCGTGACTTTGATAAGCAGCTGGTCGGCTGCGAGGTCGTAACAAGTGCGGATGGACGGCTCCAGCTCCCTAACTGCTTGGTCTACGGCTACGCGCAGTGCGGGCTTGATCTGTTCAATCAGTTCCGCTTCCAGGTTCTTTCGGACCATCTCAGTGAACGCTCGAAAGAGCATGTCGCCCTGCTGGATTGCGTTGACGTTCATCGCTTGCCCTCCTGAAGGCGCTTGATGGATTCCTTGTCGGCGTTGCAGCGCGCAAGGGCGTCCTCGGCGTTGCCGCCGAAGTGGTAGAGGTCGTATGTCTCGGAAGCCGGGTCGGCCATCAACGCGTCAAGGGAGCTGTGCTTGCCCTCGACCAGGCATGGCTGGAGATACGGTTCGATCAGCGAAGTGCGCGTTGCGCAGCTCGTCAGGAATGCGCTGGTGCAGATAGCCAGCAACAACAGGGTTTTCATTTGCGGCGGTCTCCACGGAACGGTTGCGCTCGGCGCGCAAGTCCCGGATTGCTTTGTCGAAAGAGGCACGGCGAACGGCCTCCTGCTGGAGGTTCGCCACGGATTTTTTGAGGTCGTCGTAATCACGCGAAGTCGCTTCGAGCGACTCAACACGCTTCGCCATGTGGCCGTAGGACCACAGACCGAATACCCCTCCGCCGAGGGCGGCCAGGATCAGCAGACCGGCGAGAGTCTGGAGAATCTGCTTGGGGGTCATTCAACGTCTTGGGAGATTTCCAAGGCGTAGTCATAGCCGTCCCAGTTATCCACGCCGGCTGCACGAAGGGCACTCAGAAACTCTTCGTCCTCTAGCAGTTCGACATATCGGGCACGGGTGATGGTCACCGTCTCGGTGTTCGTGTCGTTCATGTGTTCTCCTGAACCCAGCAAGCCACCTGCAGAAGCTCTGCGGTAGAAGCGTCGGATTTAATTTGGTTGGCCCTGCTGGAGATAACGCGGACGTTGCCGCGCACGTAACCCAGCTCAGGCGTGATGCGATCCAGCGTCGGGGAGTTAGGTCCCTGCGCCTTCAGTCCGACAGAGCGGAACAGCGGAATTCCCAAGGCGGGACAGAAGTTTGGAATCTTGATGTCGTACCTTTCTAAGTCGAAAGGGAGACCGCGCTTCTGTGCCCGCCTACGGGCACTGCGAAGGAGCACACCTACCGGATCGGAGGTGCGTGGTTTGGTCAGTGGGTTTCTGCCCAGTTGTTGCCGATTTTGTATTCGCCATCGAGCTGACAGCGGAAGCCGAAGTAGTCACCCGCGGCGCGGATAGATGCCACCGCGGTCTGGCCGACGAATTCGGCATGCTGCTCGTCAACCTCAATCTGCCATTCATCGTGGATGTTGCCGACGAACTCATAGTTCACTCCCGGAACCAGGCCTGCCTCCTGAAGCTTCTGGTCGAGGATGTGCAGGCCCTTCTTCATGACAAGGGCGCCGGCCGACTGCAGCAGCGTGTTGAGTGCTGCGTGGTCGCTGCGAATGTGCAGCTTCCGGCCGTCTAGGCCGATCAGGTAGCCCTTGTCCTTGGCGCGTTTCTTGACGCCCTTGACGAGCTTTGCGAGCGCCGGAAGACCCTGTAGGAATTTCTCCTTGAGAACCTTGCCGTGCTTGCGCCCCTTGCCGATGATCGATCCGATCTTCTCGTCGCCTGCTCCATAGAGGAAGGCGTAGATGAAGGTCTTTGCGTTGTCGCGGGAAGGGAGGCCAGCTGCATTCTGGTTGACTGCGTGGATGTCGCCCTCCAGCAAGACTCGGGCGTAGTCGCCACCATCGAACGCGGCCATGAAGTGCGCCAGACAGCGTAGCTCCAGGCCCGATGCGTCAGCGCCCACCAGCTTCTTGCCCTTCGGCACGGTGAACAGCTCGCGGCACTCATAGCCCCAGCCGCCCGCCTCGCCGAAGAGAATCCCTTCCTTGCCCTTTTGGACTTTGGGGACCTGGGCCATGTTCGGCCCCGAGTGCGTCATGCGTCCGGTGACCGCAGCGTTCTGATTCACTCGGCCGTGGATGCGTCCATCCTTCTTAACCTGGGTGATCCAGGCTTCGGACTTCTTCTTCGACTTGCTCGGGGTACCGTCCTTCTTGAGCTTCGGCGGAGGCTCGGAGAGTTGCCCTGCGCGCTTCGCCACCGTCAGGTAGCGCAACAGCATGGGAATCTCGGGGTACTTTAGGTGCGCAAGGGTCTCTTCGTCGATCTTCGGGCGACCCTCAGGCGTAAATACCGTGGGCTTCCATCCGTGGAGTGCCTTTAGGCGCTTTGCGATGTGATCGCGAGAGCCCGCATTGAAGACATACGACTTGAACTTTTCGTGCGGCACGCCTTTGACGTAGCCGAGCTTTGCGTTGTTGACCTTCGGGACGAACATGCCGAGGCTCTCGCGCCACGGCTGGAACACGCGGGTCAGCTCGTCAGTGAGTTTGGCCTTGGTGACCATGAACTCGCGTTGCAGCTTGTCGGCCTTCTTTTGGTCGAACAGAAAGCCATAGGAAGTCTGGCGCTGGAGTATCGGTGCGATGCCATGCTCCAGGTCAATCGCTTCTTGTGACAGCCCCTTGGTCATCTGCAGGGCGAATAGCTTTTGCGTGACGCGCACGTCCTGGTCGCAGTAGTCGTCCATCTCCTGGTTCCATGCTGCCCAGGGATCGAGTCCCCTGGACTTCATGACTTCGGAGTAGTCGCCTTTCCATTCGCCAAGGCGGTAGCCCCAGGCTTCCAGCGCGTGCCTTCCCACAAACTGTCCCGGCAGCTTCCCAGGCGACTTCTTGATGGCAGCGAAGTCGCGGTCGCGCAGGTCCGGCCATAGCAGAGTGGACAACAGCATCGTGTCCAGTGCCCGCTTAACCTTGAAGTCCGGGTACAGCTTGCGGATGGCGGGCACGTCGAAGTTGACGATGTTGTGGCCAACTACGGCATCCGCGCCCCGAAGCATCTCCAGTGCCTGCTCGATGGTCAGCTCTCCGTTTACGCGGTTGGCTGACAGCACTGCGCCCACGGGCACTCCCTCAGGGGTTACTTCCTGGAGGGAGATGCAGTGGATGGTGGTGAGTTCGTCGAGTAGGCCGTTGGTCTCAATGTCAAAGACGAGCCAGGCCATCGGAGCCTACACCTCGTGCAGCCTTGGGGTAGCTTTTGAGGAGCTGCTTGACGCGCTCGAAACTTGGCAGGGGAACATCATTCGGCTGCTTGGTGAGGTCTTCATCGAGACTTAATTCGAGGCGGTAGCCGTAGTCCTTGTAGCGATGCATCCGAGCATAAGTACGCTCGTCGCCGTTGTTGTTCATCACAACGAGACGCTTCGCCTCGGCGTCGGCAGCAGCTTCAGGGTGCGCTGAAGCTGTCGGGAGGTCGTATTCCAGCCACGCCACGAACATGCAGCAGCGGAAGTCGAATGCATCTCGGTGCCCTTGAGGTGTGTCGAAATGAAAGCCGACCAAGTTGAATAGGCGGCCGGTGCTTAGGTCGTGGAACTGTGAGGTGCCGTTGGGTGCCGCCAGCTCCATGTACCGGTTGCCCTGCTCCGAGAATGCAGCGAAGGCAACGAGGTAGTCCTGATAAGAACGGAAGAACAGGTCGTAGTCTTTGGCGGCGGTGCCGTCAAAGAACGACCGCAGGGCGCCACCACCGAGGATGGAGACGATGCGCGCTGCGGCCGGCATGTCCAGAAAGATTGCCTTGATGTAGGCGCCGTAGGTCATTCGATGATGGCCTTGATGCGGCTGGCGACGCGACCAGCACGTAGAGCGCGCGAGCGGTGGCCCACGGCTTCCTGTACCAACTTGGCAGCCTTCGCTTCTGCGATTGCAGCGCGGTCGCGCAGCTTCCCTTCGGCTGCATCCAGTTTGCCCAGGGTGCGGTCCAGGTCGGCGACGATGGCTTCAACGCTTGGGGCTGGGGTCAGGAAAGCGTGGATCGCCAGCAGTGCGGTCTTGAGGGTCATGTTGTTTTCCTTGAGTGAGGTGAGGTGCAGCTCAGTAGCCGCTTGGCGTGTCGTCGAAGCTCTCGTCATCGCCGTCCGCGTATGGGTCGGCGCACGGCACGAGGCGGCCGGTCTGTTCGTCGTAGCGGAGGTAGATGCACTTGCCCGCGGCCTGGCCGGTGTAGCGGTCCTTGAGCACGCGGAGAGTCGTTGTGGTTCGGACGGAGATGTCTGCCGCCTGTTGATCGCGCTCCAGACCGAACATGAAGTGCGACCAGAAGCCAATGGCGCGACTACCCTTGAACTGACGGATGGTCACGCGCCCACCTTCCTCGTGCGGCGAACCCTTCTCGGGGGTCGTGAGGTGGGAGATGAAATAGATGCAGACGTTCAGCTCCATCGCCAACTTGGCGAGTGCAGCCATCACCTGTTCCAGCACTTTCTTCTCGTCGTCGGCGTCGGCTGCGAGTGCAGTGAGGTGGTCCAGGAAGATGTGCTTGACGCCGTCAGCGACGGCCATGTGGCGCATCTTTGAAGCGATTACTTCCCAGTCGGTGGTGCCGAAGTGGTCGTAAAGAACGACGTTGCCCGTGCTGTCCAGGATATCGAACGCGTCTTCTAATTCCTGTTGCGTCCAGCCTGCATCAGGCACATGGAAGCGGCGCGAGGCATATTTTCCGGCCAGGCGCTTCGCGGTCTCCGCGGGCGGCTGCTCCAGCTTGAGGACGCCGCACTTCTCGTTGCAGGTGGTCGCCGTAAACACGATGATTTCGTCGAACACATCGGACTTGCCCATGCCCGTGCCGGCGCCCAGGCCGTAGATTTCGCCGTAGCGCCGGCCAAGGGTGTAGTCGGTCAATTCGGGCCACGGCCAGGGCATCCCGATGACAACGGGAGCTAGCGCCTTCTCGCGCACAGAGCCGAAGGTCACGATGCCGTCTGGACGAACCGTCTGGGCTTCGTAGATGCACGAGACGATGGCCTCGCCGTTACCGGCCTGGAGCATCGCGTTGGGGTCTTTCAGCGGCAGCTGTGCGATGCGTGCCTTGCCCGGCGAAAGGATTCCAGCGACCTCCTGAGCGGCGGCCTGGCCTGGTTCATCCATGTCGAACATGATGACCACTTCGTCAAACTTCTCGACCCACTCAAGCTCACGCTTGATGGCCTTCGCCGCGCCCTGTGCGCCGTTTGGAACCGACACTACGGGCCACTTCAGGCCGAGCACTTGAGCGACGCTTAGGCAGTCCACTTCACCTTCGGTGATGACCAGGCGCCGCGTGGGTTGCCAAAGGTGCTGGCCGAACAGGCCTGCTTCCTTGGTGTCGCCAATGAAGGCGAATTTCTTATCTTTGAACCGGAGCTTCTGTGCGACGGTGCGCCCGTCGCGGCGATAGTTGGCGATCTGGCAGGTTTTGCCGTCCTTGTTCTTGCCTACCCAGTAGGAGAACTTTCGACAGGTTTCTTCCTGCAGACCGCGAGCGGCCAGAGCTGAGGCTTCGCCCTGGGCAAAGTCGTCGGACATGCGGTGCCTTGATTGCGTGCGTGTGGCGTCGCCATCTGCCGGCTCGTAGTAGGAGCACCCAAAGCAGAAGCCGTGCCCGTCGTCGTAGCGCGCGAGGTTGTCGCGACTGCCACACTTAGGGCACGGCTCTTTAGCAACGAACTGAGACTCAGCGTCGGCTGACACGCTCGACCGACCACATGGTCTTGCGGCGGGTCACGCCCAGTTGGCGGTTGGACGCCGAGCGGACCATCGCGTAAGTGCGGTCGCGCTCTTCCTTCGGTACTTCTTGGGTCGCCTTTGCGAAGGCCAGGCGCATTGCGGATTGGACCTGTTGCATCACTTGGCCTCCTGAAGGAAGCGGCGGAAGTCCTCGGTCTCGGTATCCAGGTCATCACCGCCCAGGCCCAGTTCCTTCGCGCAGTAGGTGCGGTAAAGGTCGATCAGGCGGTCCAGTAGGAAGCGCGGCTGCTCGGGAGTAGGCGGGTGCAGTGGCGTGCTGCGGCGCTTTTGCGCACGAGTGAAGGAGTAGCGTGTGTAGGACTGCCCCGTCGCGTCTTCGCAACGCTCCTTACGGATGTCGTAGCCGGCACGATTCAGTTCGGTAATACGCGACGCCAGCCGACGGACGCGGTAGACGCCCTCGGCCTGCCACGAGGTGATGTGCTGGTTGTTGTAGAGGTGATCGACGATCAGGTTGGCTTGACGGGACAGTTTCATTGCTAGATTTCCTGTAGTGGACACACGCGGTCGAACACCGCGGGAAGCCCGTGCTTGAGCACGAGTCGCCGCAGCGCCATGCGCTGTTGCTTGGAGAAGTTGTTGGTGGGTGTCAGTGCGTCATCCACACCGCCGACCAGGCATGCCTGGATCGATCGATCGTTGGCGCGTGCGGCCAAACAGCCCGGCTCGTCCAAAGAGCGGCCCTCGAAGACGGCTCCATCTCGCTCGATGACGTAATGGACTGCGATCTTGGAGAAGCCCTGAGAGCGGTGGATGCGCGCCAGTTCGGCGCCAGTGACCGGGTGGTCCGGCCGCGTCATTGAGGCGGTCACGAACAGCTGGTCAGGGTTGGCCATCTTTTTCAGTCGCACCGGAAGACCTCCCGGATGAACTGAGTGATCTGATTGAACAGGCTCTCGCGGGGCGCTTCGTACACCGACAGTGCGGTGTGCGGCTCCTCGCCCGGCTCCTGGAATCGCTTGGTTGCTACGACCGTGGTGATCCACTTGTCGTCGCCCCACATGCCGACGTGTGTAATCGCGTCCAGTGGAGCCTTCAGGTAATTGTCGATGTCGCCTTTGGGCGTCAGCAGCTTTGTCGTTTTCGGTTTGCGGCAGACGAACTCGGCCACAACGATCAATGGAGTGCTTGCTGGAATGCCGCGGCCAGGTATGGCTGGGATGCTCTTGAGGTACTTGCCTGCCGCTTCCAGCCAGGTCTTGTAGGTCTTCAGGTGATACGTGCCCCAACGCGTGACGCGGGGGCGAGAAGCCGGAACGGGGTCTATGGGGAAAATGAAAGAGGCGGCCGGAGCCGCCCCTTTCGTGACCTTGGACGAGGGCTTAGTAGTCGCCGTCGTCGCCATCATCTCCGTCGTCGCTGTCGTCGTCGTTCGACTCGTCGGAGTCGTTGTCATCGTTCGGGCAGTCTGCGCCGTCAGCGATGTCGTCGCCGTCCTCCTCATCGAAGTCGTCGGCCGCGCGGCTGGCGCCGCCGAACTCGACCAGCTTGATGATCTGGACGCCGACCATGCGCAGCGAAATACCGAACTTCTTGTCGGACGCGGCGAAGTACGGAATGGCCTCGAAGCTCACCTTGAGGATGCTGCCGCCACCGACATTCGGCGGGTTCTTCAGCACTTCCTTCTTGGCGTTCACGATGGTCGGGACCATGGTGTAAACCTTGCCGGTCTTCTTCGCCTTGACCTTGTGCTTCATCTTGAAGTTGAAGGTCACGCGGCCGGTCTCATCGCCCTCATCGTCCACTTCCGCGGTCCAGAAGTCTGCCAGCGCGGCCTTCTTGTGCTTCGGGTTTTCGGACTTGAACTGCTCGAACGCTTCGTCGCGGATCGCGGTCAGCTTCTTGATGAATGCCTGGGTGGCGGCATCGGCCTCTTCCATTGCCAGCTTGGCGGAGAACTCGCCGTCAGCGTTGTACTTGGTGTCCGGGGAGTTCAGGCGCGGCCAGATGGCCGAACCGGCCGGGGACACGTAACGCTTATTCGCTTTCTTCTGGGTCATAGGTTTCTGTTTCTTCGGGGAGGTAGCCGGCTTCGATCAGACGGGCTTCGGTGGAGGCGAAAGCCGCTCCGTACAGCTCACTTTCCAGTGCTGCCTGTTCAAGCAGCTGTTCGATTTCGCGTGTCATGGGAGCTTCTTCGCCAGTTCTTCCTGGGCGTACTTGCGGACGGCCGACAGGGTGTTGAGTTCACGGAAGCGGCAGTCCGCTTCCATGCGTTCGGTGAGTTCAAGAAGGGAGAGCGGGTCGTACCCGCATTCCTCGGCGGTGAATCGGAAAGCGCAGGCCAGTCCGATGAGCTGGTCTGCGGGGTGCTCGATCAACTGCACGCCGTTGAGGGCTGCGAAGGCGCCGCGGGAGGCCGCGTGTGCGCTTCGGGAGTGCAGTACGTGCGAGCGGAGACGCGGCTCGATCACTCGGACCGGCCCATCTCGTTGCGAAACTCCTCGACCGTTCCGTGGGTGGACGGGCTGTAGATCGCCAGGACTTGGCCGTAGGCATCCAGTGCGACGTAGGTGCCGAGAGTTGCGTTGAAGTTGATGCTCATTGGGTTTCCTGTGTTGGGATGAATCCCAAATATGGGATGTATCAGGCAAAGAAATAGCTGCTCTCAAGCACTGCGGAGAGGTCCAGGTCACCGAAGGGGGGAATCTCTGGAAGGTCAGCGGCGACCTCCACGGGTAGCTGTTCGGCCAGTTCGGTTCTGAAGTTGCCCAGTACGTCGCCCTCGTATTGCTCAATAAAGGCGTGACGCAGCGCGGCGGCGAGGGTGCCGGTGTTGCCGGCATGGGTTCCGTAGGAGTCGTGGATCATCGCGAAGCTGGTGATCCCGTTGTCCGACGCGAGACAGGTGGTCAGCATCAGGTGGCTCGCATCGCAGGAGTGAACGAAGTTGGGGGAGATCCCTAGACCCTGGCGACGGCGGTCAAGTTTGCTCCCGTCCATAGCCACGATTAATTCGACGCGCTTGCCGCCGATGTGGGTTGTGACGCGCTTGCCGAGGTCCTCCCTGTACTCCTGCAGGACCGGGAAGCCTGCCGGCGTGGTCCACGCGATAGGGAGGTCGGAGGCCGATGCGACCTTCGATGCTTCCTTCAGCCAGTCCATCGCTTGGCGCGCGGCCACCACGACTTCGCCAATGCAGTCCCAAAGAATGTCGCCGAGGTAAGCGGCCTGCTCGTTGGAGGGCGAGAGTCCCTCCTTTTTGGCGTTGGCCTGCACCTGGCCGCGCATACCGGACTTGGTGACGCCGTAAGGAAGCGTCATGACTGGCTGTTTGACGATGCCACGTGTCAACAGGTGATACGCCCAGGGTTCCGTAGACACTCAAGACCCTCGTTGCGCGTAGCGCCGTTCAAACTCTACAGGGGACAGGTCGCCAGTTGAACCATGACGGCGTTGTGGGTTGTAGAACATCTCGATGTAGTCGAACACCTCGGCGCGTGCGGCGTCCTTGGTGGGGTAGATCCGCCGCCTGATCCGCTCGCGTTTGAGCAGACCAAAGAAGCTCTCCACCGGTGCGTTGTCATGGCAGTTGCCACGCCGACTCATGCTGCACACCAAGCCATGGGACGCCAGGAAACTGCGCCAGTCATCGCTGGTGTAGACAGACCCCTGGTCCGAATGAACCAGGCAACCAGCGCTGGGTTTGCGCCGCCACACCGCCGACAGCAAGGCCTGCACGACCAACTCGGTATCGGCTCGATCGCGCATCGCCCAGCCGACGACCTGCCTGGAAAACAGATCGATCACCACAGCCAGGTACATCCAGCCTTCATGCGTACGGATGAAGGTGAAGTCGCTCGCCCAGGCCGTGTCCGGCTCGGTCACGTCGAACTGTCGATCCAGCAGGTTGGCTGCCGCCTTGCACGGCGTTCCGCCATGGAAGCGCGGCTTGCGGCCATAGCCCACCTGGGCACGCAGTCCCTCGGTGCGCATCAATCGATGCACCCGATGGCGACTGCAACGCTCACCCAGATCGCGTAGATCCTTGGCAATCTTGCGATGCCCATAGACACTGCCGCTGGCCAACCAGTGGTGCTTGATCAGCCCCAGCAGGCGTTCGTCTTCCTTGGCGCGTTCACTGTCGGGCGACTTTAGCCACGCGTAGTATCCAGCCCGGTTCACCCGCAAAACCCGGCACATCGCGCACACCCTGAATTCTTCGCGGTGGACTTGCATGAAGAGGTACTTTGCCTTTACCCCTTGGCAAAGTACGCGGCGGCCTTTTTTAGGATGTCGCGCTCCTCCGTCACCCGGCGCAACTCGATCTTCAGCCGCCGGACTTCGGCGCTCTGGTCCGCCTCAGCGCGCTGTACTACGCCGGGCTTGCCGAACTTGCGCAGCCAAGCGTACAGGCTGTGCGTGGTGACACCCAGTCGCTCGGCGACCTCTGCCACCTTGAACCCACGATCGGTCACTTGCCGGACCGCCTCGATCTTGAACTCATCCGTATACCGCTTACTGCTCATGGACACCTCCGAATCAGCCATTTTCCATGGCCTTGAGATGTCTAGGAAATCCTGGGCGTATCANCCGGACCGCCTCGATCTTGAACTCATCCGTATACCGCTTACTGCTCATGGACACCTCCGAATCAGCCATTTTCCATGGCCTTGAGATGTCTAGGAAATCCTGGGCGTATCAAGGCCATCCCAGAACAAGGCGCAAGCGTTCCCTGCCTCGGCTTCTGCCCTGACACGCGCCGCAGCCACGTCCATCACTGCCGTGTAGATGTCGGCCGGCTTGTCCTGCGGTAGAAGGTTCGTCGCAGAGCCGCCGATGGAGTCTCGGAGCATCGCCGAGAAGTTCTGCAAGCCGTTGCACGAGCCGTCGAGGGCGACCGGCAGGTGCGACACGTGCTCGTTGCCGTTAATGGAGTAGCCGAGCCACTCAAAGCAGGCGGCGAGGGCGCAGAACGGCGAGTCGGCTTTGGACCAAGCGCGCTGGCCGTCCAGCGGGTTGAGGGCCGAGTCTAGAATCATCTCCTCGTTCGCCTTGACCCACGCGAGGCGTTCCGAGAAGGCGACCTTATCGACGCCGAAGCAGTTTGCGACGTGGATAGCCAGCCAGAACGCGCCGTCCTCGCCAAGCGGTACGCCTTCGGCAAGTGTCAACAGTGCTTTTGCCTGGTCGTCGCCTTGCGGAGTCAGGATCGATGGGATCGGGTAGACCCGTCCGCGGAAGTCCAAGTTGTGCGGAAAGTAGATCGCCTCCTCTTCTTTGAACTTCACCGCCAGAGCGATTTTCTGCGCTGCCGACAATCGGCGGGAGGTGCCGCGGGCGTTCTCTTCGTAGACCTCTGCGCGGGCGCGCTTCCACGCCTTGAACTCCTCCGCATGGTGCTCCTTGTAGAACTCGGGGTCGCTAACCAGCAGTGCCGGCTGCTCCGGCAATTCCACTAGGTCGCGGTCAGGCAGGTCAGCGAAGCCGCCGCCCATTGCCCAAGCGTCCTGCATAACTTCCAGGACTGGTTTGTTGATCTTCCACGGAGTGGACTGGATGAGGTTGACCGCCCGGTAGACATTGGGCATGTCTGCCTGCTCCAGCTCGCGCTTGTAGGCACGGTTGCGCGTGCGCACGAGGTCCGCTCTTCCGCCGATGTCGGTGAGATAGCCACCGTCGCGAGGCGTCGTCCAGTCCTTGGGCGGGACGAGCATGGGCAACCACACTGGCAGGAACATCGAGGCGCTCTCGTGGGCCTTGGCGAGCCACTCGCGGATCGCGGCGGTGCCCTGAAGGATCGCGACGGTTTGGTTCTTGCGGGGTCTGGTCAGGATGATTTCGACCAGGCCAGATGCCTCAATGAAGAGGTCGATCAGCTTCATGCCGACCAGAGCCTCTTCGTCCGGCGTGAACACGAACATTTCGGTCTCGGTCTTGGCGAGGGCGTGGTTCATCACTCCGGTCGAGTGATGCGCAGAGGTGGATTTCTTCAGCTGTTGTTGGATTACCCGGTAGAGGCCCGCGTGGTTGTCCCGCAGCTTTTTGTAGTTCACGTCCTGGGCGAGGGCAGCGCCTACAGAGCGCGCTACTGCTGTCAGCTTGGCCTGCTCGCCAGCCAGGGCATTCACGCACACCACCGCGGTCAGGTAAGCGCAACCCTCGGGGTCGAGATGCTCCAGCCACTTCACCGCCGTGTGTCTACGGCCGCCACCTCCTTGCTTAGCCTTCTCGACAAACTCACGGATGGCTTGGCCGGTGGCCGCGACCGCTTGCATGACCAGCTTCTTGCCGGGGCCGGTGTCAGCCTCGTCGGAATTGGCGCGGGCCTTCTCGTAACGGGCAATGCCGAGCGAAGTCGATTCGGATTCCAGCTGGAGCTGGCGTTCGTGGAGCGTTTGGGCGGTAGATTGCATATTAGGAATGCGTCCCGAATTTGAGATGGAATGGGCAAACGAAAAACGCCCCCGCCCGAAGGCGGAGGTGTTGGCGGAGCTGCTGAAACCGGCACGGCCGGAGGGTGGTACTCGAAGAGCCCCTTCAGTGGAACTGAAAGAGAGCTTTAAGTGACACCCTTGTGGTTCGAACTATCTTATCCCATATCTGGGATCGTATCTGCCGCACTTAGAGCTGGAGGTCTTTTGCCTCCCTCTGAAAGTTCGTTTGGTCTATAGCCCCGACTAATTGGTCGCGTCACCTGTGACGCCACGGATGTCACCTTTACGTCACCCGCGGCGTCACAAACGAACGAAAACGTTGTATGCTTAGGGGCTGGGGCAGGATTGTGATTCCAGATGTCGGGGGTTCGAGTCCCCTCAGCCACCCCACTGATGACGAGAAATTGCAGGTATGTTTGACCCGATGTGTCACAGGGTGTTGCAACAAAGCAAAAATGCACATACAATGTGCGACCAGTTTCAGGGCCGTTAGCTCAGTTGGTAGAGCAGTTGACTCTTAATCAATAGGTCCAAGGTTCGAATCCTTGACGGCCCACCAATTAAAACAGCCACTTAGCGCAAGCCAAGTGGCTGTTTTTCTATGTGCCGGGAAAATTGCCGGGAAAATTGCATGCCGATCATCGTTCAGATACCGAAAACTGGCGTCGAGTGGACGGCGTTGTCAGTGGCCTTTGCCATCTTCGTTTTCCTCTGGAACGTCGCCGCCCAAAGGCGCGCACGGCGCGCAGCTGGACGTGTGCTCGCTGCTGTTGTCGAGCTCGAGCTTCAAATCGTCAGTCGGGTTGCAGAGAGTGTTAGCGACTATGTGGCGACAAAGTCCTATGTATCTAGCGGATCAATTTTAGGTCCCCGTAACGACGCATTCTTGGAGGGAAGGCGTGATGCGCTCGACCTGCCAATGATGCGCAGAGACGCCTCACAACTCTCGCAGCTTCCTCATCAGCTGACGCAAGCGCTCGCAGACTGCTTAAGCCACATGACCAGCCTCAAGTCAGCCATCGATGTGATGGTGCTCTCAGACGGATCGTTGGGCTTCGATTCAGGCAATCGACCTTCTCCCGCCGTAACTGCTAAGCAGATGCTGAAGGCATGTGCTGACCTACACGATTCAGCTCGACTGGCAAAAGAGTGGGCAACGGCGGTACGCACCGGCGAGGCTGGAACAATCAGGGATCACCTGAACCGGCTCGATCAATGGTGGTGGGAAAATCGCCCAAGTTGGCTTTAGGGCGATTGCCTACGAGCTACCTGCGTCTGGGGGGCTGAACCACTGGTACGTCATGTGTGTACCTGTTGGTCATCTGCTGCGTCGCATGACCGGCGGCCTCCTGCTTGTCGGCGCGGGTACCGGCGGTGTCGGTGATTCCCCGATGCTTCAGTCCATGCAAGCTGAATCGCAGTTCAGCTGTGATGACCCCATCCTTGATGGCGAGCGCGATCATTCGTTGCCAAGCACTGTCGAGCGCTGACTTGCTCAAGGGGGTGCCCGATTGATTCACCAGAAGCCGGCGCTGTCCCGGTTTCATATGCAGAGGGCGCCCATGGGCGTTCATCGTTCGTTGCCGATAGGCCGCCAACCAGGCCCAGGCGTGGCGCAGGTCATCGTTCCAGGCAGTAACCGTGTCACGAGAGCCTTTGCGCCGGCTGCTCCGTATGCCCTCAGCCTCCGCGTGCGCATCAGTTAGGTCTGTGACCTCAACACCGCGCAGGCGCACGTTGTAGGCGAGCAACATCACCGCGTGGAGATAGGGCGGCACACTGCCGCGTGTATGCGCCTTGAGGCTGCCGCGTTCGAGCGCAAAGGCCAGCACGGTGGCGAATACATCAGATTCGGGCATGTTGTGCTCACCGCGCTCCTTCGCCTGGCGGACCCCCTTGGCAGGATTGTGCTCGCATAGGCCCATACGAATGCCCCAGCCGAAGGTGCGACGCAGGTAGCGCAAGACATGGTTGGCTTTGCTCGGGCGCGGTTCGATTGCGGGCTGCAGTTTGGTTGCTGGCCGACCTCCCGCGAGTGTTTCGACCAAGCGCTGCATCGCCGGCACGTTGATGCGCGCAATCTGCATCTTGCCGAGCAGCGAGCCATCCTTGAGCACATACGCAGTCGCTGTCTCGGCGCACCAGCGGTAATCCCGCTGTGTGTCCCTCGACAGCTCTGCAAATTCAGTGGACGCCTCGAAGCGTTCCGCGAGGTAAGCCAATGTGCCCCTGACCTCATTGCCCGCTGCGGCTTCAGCAATGCTGTGGAGCTCAGAAAGCCGGATATCAGCATGGGCGACCGTCCGCTTTCGCGGACGGCCTCCTTCTGGATGAGCTTCTAAGAGATACCAGCGGTTGTCTTCCCAATAGATACCCTTGGGAAGGGCTGCTTGGTCAATATGCGCTGGAATAGCCGGGTTGAACTTCCGTTTTCTACCGCGTCCCATCAGATCAGCTCCATTGTGTTTGTCGTTTCTCCCTGGGCGGTATGCAGGCCAAGCGCGGCGTTAAGCGCGTCCACGGTTGTCCAAATGCCGCCGCGACCGTCGTATCTGTAGCGAATGCCCTGATCGCGTGCCCATCGCATGACTGTCGATGCACGGGGAGCAGGGCCGGCCGGCGCGCAGAGGCGACGCAGATCCTCGAACGTGATCACCGGACTGCTCACGCGCCTCTCCCCTCGATCCACTCCCGCCTGTGTCTCCATTGCTCGCGCATTTCCACGACGAGCAAGTCAGCAGCGGCGTAGCCGCGCTGAGCGGCAATGCGAAGCCTCAGCTCTTGCACCTTGGCTGCATCCGTGTAGCCCTGCCGCAGCCAGTGACGTGCCTCGCAAGCCCTGCGGAATCCTTCCACATTTGCGCCATCGATCATCGCTGACGCGTGCCGGTGAAGCGCAGGCCCAGCTGCACGACGTTCTGCGCGCAGGGACGTGGCTGACGAGGGGTGCGGATGCGATGCGCACGCCGCCATTCGGTCATGGCCAACTCGAAGCTGGGGTGCTTTTGTGTGCGCCCACACACACACTCGATGAAGTGCCCACCGCCTGCCTCGGGGCGGCGGGCATCGAGCATATGGCGAGCCAAGTGCCCGTTCGTGCAGGGTGGCAAAGGACTATCGTGGTTGACCTGACGTTGCGTCATAGCCCCTCCTGGCCCAACGCGCGCTCGGCATCCCGCAGATGCTGCGCGGTGTCGGAGTCGATCCGGTCCAACGCCTGGGCGATGGTGTAGCCCATTTCGGCCAGCCAGTCGTGGCGATTCAGCACCAGAGCGGCTGTGAGCGACTCCCCGGTGGACAAGGGGCCAGGCTCTCCCAAACGCGCTGCGGCGCGCGCAATCTCGATTGTGCGCTGCAGGTTCATGGCTGCGTCCTCCACGCGTCGCCGAGCTGGGCACGTGCTTCCTCGACACGCATGAGGCGCAAGCCCCAGCGTACCGACCAGGTGCGGGCCTGCTGCTCGTTGCAGGTCAGGATCAGCTGCCCGGAAGACTCCAGGCGATCAGCGCGGAACGCGAACAACAGATCGTCCAGCTCGATGAACTCCTGCAGGCCGAGCTTTTGACACAGAGCCTCGGCGTTGAGCGATTTGCAGCTGCCCTGCGGACCGAGAAGAATGACCGACTCAGCCATGAGCAGCCTCCCGCCGCACAGCCATGCGGGTGCGGCGACGAAGGCGCTGCGGTACCTGTCCGACGGCCAGGCCGGTTTGTGTCAGGCGCGGACGGCGCGTCGTCCACAACTTGTAGACCAGCGCGCCACCGGCCGCCGGCGCCAGGACCACCACAAGCGCGAGCAACTCAACCATGCGCCACCTCCCGCGCGGCTTGCGCGACCGCAGCTGCAGCAGCTGCAGTCGGCCTGCGCGGCAGCATGTTGGCCAGGTCAAAAGGGAAATCTAGGCCGTCCATGAACTCGGCCAACTCAGTGCTGATGCGGTCTTCCACCGTCGTCCACAGGCGAGGCCCGTCGATGAGTTTCCAGCCGGTGCCGGTGCCACGCCGCCGCTCCCACGTTTGGCGAGCCTCGCGTAGCGGTCCCATGTTCAGGGTTGCGGTGACTACGACCGCACCATGCGTGACGTGCATGGTGATGGTCGCTGAGCAGTCGCCCATGCTGCGGTCGTAGGCGGCGACGGCCGGCGTGGTAGCCTCCGGGCCGGGTCCGGTGCTCAAAGCCAACGGACGTGCTGCCGTGGCTGGACGTGTTCCAGTGTGCTGTTGCATATCGACTCTCCTGAGTTGCGTTGGTGGAGGGCCTTGGGGCGGTGTTACAGCACCGCCCGCCGGCCCGCTGGTGCGGGGTTAGATCAGGTCGGCGCCAGATGGCGGAATGCTGGGGTCAGGCACACGCAGACGTTGCGCGCTGCTGAGGACATCAAGCAGTTCGTGGCGGATGTACTCGGCCACTGCCGCCGGTCCGTCGTGATTGATGCCTGCCTCGATCGCGATATCGTTGGTCAGCGCTGCGAGCAATGTGGTCGCGTGGTAGGCGAGCCAAAGGCGGGACTGATCTTCTTCACTGATCGAGAAGTCAGCGTCCTCTGGCAGCTGTGGGTTCGGGTGAGCGGCGTCCATCACGCCACCTCCGATGCAGGCATGCGCTCGATGACCCATTCCTGAAGCGCGGCGGCCTCGGCTTCCGGCATGACCACGTGCAACGAGCCGATGACCAGGCCGGTGCCATCGTCGACGGGGAACAACTCGCGTGCGTCTTTAATTGCGCTGCAGGCGAACATGACCGGCGCGCGATCATGCAGACCGTCGGCGTACAGTTCGGCCAGCACGTCGGTCGCCCGGATCTGCAGGAGCAGGTAGACGCCGGGAGCCACGCGGAGTGCTTTGTGCAGGTCGCGGCGGCTCACTGGCGCACCTCGGCCAGGTCGGCATTGATGCTGGAAATGGCGGCCTCGACATCGGCCAAGGTCAGCGCCTCGGGCGCTTTGCCCATGGCCTGCAGCTTCGCCTGCAGGGCGAGCCAGGCGGTGTGGTTCCAGTCGAGGGTGTCGGCGATCAGGCCGAAGTAATGGGCGATCTGACGCGCGGCATTTGCCGGCGCTTCTTGGGCATCGTAAGACATGCAGGCTCCTAAGTTGTTGGAGTCCGGCACATCGCTGCTAAACGAGGTGGCGGACGGTGCGCGGTTAGCAGACCGGTAGGAGTCACCGGCAGGCCCGAAGGCCTCCGCACACCGCCCGCCATAGAACTGGCTGGCACGTGCCCACGACGATACAGCGGGCATAAAAAAAGCGCCTTGCATCGATCGATAGGCGCTGGTGCGCCTCCTAGTCGGGCTGCTAAACCCGGTCGCCGATTGTGCGGCGACGCGGTAATGGTTGCTCCGCTGCCAGGTAGAAGTCAACGAAAATTTCCTAAAATTTCCAACATGAGAAAGCGTGCTCATTTGGCGAACACCCAGCACTTCACGGTGGTGCCGACGCCGGTCAGATCGTCCTTGAGGACGGCGCTGTTGACGGCCACGTTCGCCCCGATGAACTTGTGCCGGCGCGAGTCACCGAGCAGCGCACGCAGCACCTTGAGATCGGGCACGGACTGACTGAACTGCGCGGCCCGCGCAGCGAAGTGATTGAGGTTGATCGCGATGCGCTGCGCGTCGCGGCTATGGTTGACGACGGCCTTACCGTGGCCGGTGGCTTCGAGGTATTCGTAGACCTCCCAGAACTCGTTGACCATCGCGTGGTCGGCGCTGATCGCCTTCTGTCGTTCCAGGGCCATGTCCAACAACGCGAGCCGCGTCTGCTCGACCATGTCGTCAGGGATGCTGATGACCAGGCGCAGGCAGTCGAACAGCGCCAGCATCTGCGCGTGGTTCTTGATGACGCGTTCAAGGCGCAGATCCTGCTGCGCGCGCAGCTTGGCCTCAAACACCTTCACCCGCTCGGCGAACAGATCGAGGATGGCGCGCTCCTGGCGAATGGCACGCACGAGGAAGTGGCTGACTTCTTCGACCTGCAGCGCGTTGAGATTGTCGGCCGCGATGCGGCTTTCGGTGGTGACCTGGGGCCGCTTGAAATGCAGCTTGACGATGCGCGTGAGGATCGCCTCGCTGGCGTCCACTGCAGCGTTCTGGGTGATGACGATCGTGCCGCGAAAGGGCGGCTCGTAGGTCTCGTTGCCGCCATTGCGCACGCCGCGTGTTGCCAGCGTGCCGCCGCCGAAGAAGTCCTTCAGCTCATCCCACTCAAACGTCTTTGAATGCGCCTTGTCTGGCTCGCTGCGATCGGCTTCCAGCAGGACCACGGGCATGCCGGACACCTGGCCCATGGCGCGTGCACGGCCGGCCTTGGACGACTTGGCCGGGTCGAAGCCCTCGTAGTCGGATCGGCCCAGTAGCTTCCACAGGAACGTCAGCAGCGTGGTCTTGCCGGCGCCGGCTTCACCGGTGGCTTCGAGGAATGGGAAGCTCTTGTGGCCGGTGCGGATCTGCTCGGCGAACAACGAGCCAAACCAGAACGTCATGGCGACCATGCCGTGGGTGCCGAAGCACTGCCACAGCCACGGCAGCCAATCCACACGGAACGCCTCGGCATCGCGTTGGATCTCCAGACGGATGGACTTCTGCGTGGTCTTCAAGCGCAGCTTGTCGAACTCGAAGTAGTCCTCTTCGTTGGCCGTCACCAGCTCGCCGTCGCGCACGGCCATATCGCCGAGCAGGTAGGCGCGGTGTTCCTTGCTGTAGCCCACGAAGTCGATCGCGTCGACTGTCTTGATTGCCTCGGTCTGCTCTTCGATCAGGCGGTCCAGCTGGTGGCCGGTACCGGTGAACATGGCGCCGGCGGCCAGGGAGATCAGGCGCTTCTTGAACTCGGAAGCGCTGGCGACGTGACCACCTGTAAAGGTGCCCTTTACGCTGGGGCCGTCGTGCGGGAAATCGACGCGGAAGTAGTACCAGCTTTCGTCGGTGACCTCTTGGCGCTGGAAATACAGGGCTTCCGGGTAGCAGTTGGCGATCTTCTGCACGGAGCACGCGGCGCGCTTGATCTTTTTCAGATCCTCGGCCGCAACCTCGTCGCCGTCGTCCGCATCGATGTCGCCCAGCTTTTCCTTGCGCAGCTTGTCGAAGCGCTGCGTATCGAAGTCGAACCAGTACAGGCGAGAGCGGTAGTCCAGCCAGAAGTCGTTGCGGCCGTCGTGTTCGAACATCAGCAGGCCTTTGTCCACAGCCGAGCGAGCCACAAGCAGGTCGCCCTGGTAGCGGGCTTCGTTGACGTCGTTGTCCCATTGCTTGGGATCATCGGACGCGATAGCGCGCAGATGCAGGTCGTTCCAGTCGGTCTTCTTGCCGTCGCGCTGGACGATCTGCGCGGCCCGCGAGTCGAAGCCCAGCGCCGCTGCGCGCTTGATGTGCTTGTGCGTGTACGCACGGGCACCCGGCTCGTTGTCTAGCGCCCACACGAGCGTCGGAAGGTCGGCCATGCGTGCCCTTGCCAGCTCGCGTAGCGACTCTTCCGGAAAAGCGTTGGAGGACATGGCCGCCACTGCGCACATGCCGTGCTGTAGGAGTGCGATCGCATCAAAGATGCCCTCGACGATCCATACCTCGCGCACCGTCTGCATGGCTTTGAGCGCGGCAGGCGGAGCCCACCAGACGCCCGCATAGCTCTGGCCTGGCGCAAAGCGCGCTTTCTGCTTGCCGAAGCGGTGAGGCCGATCGATTAGGCGTTCCCACCAGCCGCCCTTGACCAGCGGGAAACGTACCGTCGCGGTGCCGGCGCTGATCTTGCGATCGTAATGGCTGTCCTGGGCGTAGAGACCTTTCAGCGGAGCCAGGTCAAAGCCACGGGAGAACTGCAGGTAGGCATCGGCCGCAGCATTGGGAGCCGCCGCCGTTGGCTGGAAGCGCTTGGACCAGTCGTCGAACAGGTCGTCGTACAGATCCTTGACGTGCAGCTCGCGCCCACACTTGGATTGGCGGCCGCACTTCACTACCCAAGGTTTGAGATGGTTGGTGTACAGCTCCTTCTTGCTGCATGACGGGCATTTGCCACCGCGCATGTACTCGGTACCGCTCCGGTGCTTGAGTCCGTAATCCCGTTCCAGCCGGGACAGCACCTGTTGCCGCAGATCCTCTTGCATGACCTTCCTTAGACGCCGAGCTGGCGCCGAGGCGCGTGCGGAGATGTGGCGGCTTCGATCACGACGTAAGCACCGCCGGCGCGGCGGTGTTCGTCAACGGCGGCAGCGAGCAGGCGTGCCTCTTCGTGCTTGGCGTGCGGCGCGACGCGCTGCGGCACATTGCTGGCCGCATCCACGAATCGCGGCTCCTGTGCGGTGAACCAGCTGTTGGCATGCCTCACGAACCGACCTCGGTGTTTGTGTGTTGGAAATCGAATAAAGCGGTGGCGGCATCGGTCAGCACGACCAGGCGATCGTCGAAGGCGTCAGAGGTGGCAAGCCCATCACGCATGAGCGCGGCAACCACAACCGCGCCGAAGCGCTGATCTGTGTCAGGTGCGGCAGTGCGGCCGATGTAGCCGTGCTCGGTCTTCACCAGGCCGCCGTGGATGCGCGCAACTTCCAGGCAAAGCTTCGCCGTGGGCGGCAGTGCCGCCCAATCAATGGTCTTTCGCATTCGGGTTACCTCAGAGGTGAGGGAAGAACGGCTCGCCGCCCATGGGGATCAAGTCCAACTGGCGATCGCCCAGCGACTCGCGGTAGGCCTGCAACGCTTGGGCGCGCTGATAGGCAGGTGTTGGTGGAAGCTCGCTATGTGCGGTGGGTACGCCGCTGGGGCTGGCAATTCCCGTCAACTCCGAATGGCCCGTGTAGGTCGCGCCACACATGGGGTTTTCACAGACATATGAGTCGTGCCGCAGGAACTTATGTGCAAGGACGCTGGTGCGTTTGATGAGCCTTGCACTGCATGCCTCGCAGCGAAAAACGATCTTTTTCCGACCGAACATGCTCACCCCCTAGAGCGCTTGGAAGTTTGGACTTTTGCGGCATAATCTGGCGGTGCTTTGAGGCCAAGAGCGATTGCAGCCGTGTGCGCGTCGCCGTATTTGCCTTGCGAGCGCCCACGGAGTAGGTCGTCGATAACCGTGCGATTCACCCCAAGTTGCCGGGCGAATCCGGAGACCGTGATGCCGTTGGACACCAACCATTCCCGCGCTTGTGCTGGGCTTCGGGGATGGAACTGCTGCTGAGCTTGCACGTTGCGGGGCATCGGTTGCGGTCGTCTGCGGTTTTGGAAATTGTTGGTGTTAACACCAATTTTGTCAATATGAGGAAAAACCTGAGTGACTGTAGGGAAACGCCTGAAGGAAGAACGGAAGCGCCTGCGCCTTACGCAGCAGGAGATGGCCGACGCTTGTGGCATTTCGAAGTGGGCACAGCTTTACTTCGAAAAAGACCAGAACATGCCAGGTGGAGCCTACCTATTGGCCGCGCATGCTCGCGGCGTGGATATCATGTATGTGCTTCTGGAACAGCGGGTGGAATTGGACCCGTCTGAGGCTGAGTTGGTGGCTGCGTTTCGTGCCGCATCGCATGAGGTGCGCGCCGCAATGCTGTCCAATCTTGGATCGGCAAGCGGTTCTGCTGAGAGCGTTGCGCCTGTCGTGACGTTCAACGACGACAGCCACGTATCTCAAATGCTCAATACGACGGGCGCGATCGATCAGAGATACATGCAGATCAACGTGGGCGGACGCAAAAAAAAGAAATCGTGATCAACGTCCAAATAGGACAGCTGGTCCTCGCAAAAGAGAGCGCTATCGGCAGCGGCTGGCTGACGTTTAGCAGCTAGGAAAGCATTCGAGATCGTGTGCACAAAAAAAGCCGCCGGTGGTGCCGGCGGCTTTAAAGGTGTCGGCGCGTAGCTCCTTGCGATCCAGTCGCCGCCGTCCTGGCAGCGCGAGATGACCTGACATCCACGATACAAACTACGCGAGCCACATCCGGTCAGCCATCAGGGAATCCCTACAAATAGCGTAAGGAATTCGCCGGTGCGAGGGAGCGTGCGCTACCTTAGAATTCGCGAACTATTGAAGCAACTACGCATGGATGCCTGAATGATTCGACAGATTGGCGATTACATAATGACTGCGCACGCCACCGCGTCCGGAGCCATGTTCTTTCCGGAAATCCTGGTATCAAAAAGTGGTGGCCTTACCTTGCATCGGCACCAGTTGCCCAGTTCAGGGTATGGCACGTATGCACAAGCTGTCGCATATGCCGAAGGTGAGCTGGGACTCTATCGAGTGCTGAGCAATGGTTCGCTGTTGGTGTGTCACTCACGGGATGCCGCTGCCGGGTAAGCAGCGTGGCGTGAGCGCTTACGGCGTGGCTTCCAGTTCGAGTGCCGTGCTAAAGCCGCTGGAGCCGCTCACCGTGTGGTTGGTCTTTGCAATCAACCAACGTTGCCCATCAATCTCCGGTTTGAAGCCGCTCACCGTGACGATGTGTTCTGGGAACAGATCCGCCCGGCCGATCGCCAGCGTGTAGTCGAGTTTCGCTACGCCACGCTTCACCCGCTCCAGCTCAGCGTGTGCATGCTGGCGTGCCGTCGCCTCATCGGCATACGACTCTTGCAGGCGCTTGGCGTTGTCGTCCGTGCCCACCAGCACCGACTGCCGCCGCGCCTTGCCTTTGTCTACCCAGTACGCGCGCACGCCGGTGTAGGCATCGCGGTCGGCCACCGAGTAGCGGTGCTGGTCGCCGTCGCGCCGCGTCAGGGTGACGGTCGGCAGCGGTTTGCCGGTCGCGGTGGTGCCGGCGCCGATCGGCGCAAAAACCAAAGCACCTGCCTTCACTGTTGCTACCGCATCGAAGCGCTGCCCCAGGCGGGTGAGCAGATTCATATCGCTCTCGTTGGCCTGGTCGAGATGGGGCAGCTTGGTGCGCGCCAGCGCCTCGGCCACGCGCGGCGTCAGTCCATGCTCGCCGGCGAGCGCGTTGAGCACGGCGCCTAGCGTGGTGTTGTGCCAGCTGCGTTCGCGGCGCGTGCGCATATCTGCAGTCAGATCCGCACTGCGCGCGCGCACGGTGATGATGTCCGGCGCACCGCTGTACTCCACCTCGTCCACGATGAAGGTGCCTTTGTCGACCAGGCCCGTGGCTTTCCAGCCCAGCGCAACGGCTAGGCGCACCCCGCGTCTGGGCAGCGCCATCTTGCTGTCGTGGTCGTGGATACTCAGGTCTAGTAGATCGGCTTCGCCACCTCGGCATTCGGTGAGGGTGAGATCGCGCAGGCGCGGCGCGATGCGCTCGGTGAGATCGATGCCATCGAGCACCACGCGCCACTGCGGAGTCGGGTAGCTCATGCGGAAGCTGCCTCCGGGGTGAAGTCGTCTGCACGCCGCAGGCTCAGTTGGAACTCGATCCGTCGCGGCGTACCGTCCTCGAAGAACAGCGAGGCTGTCTCGTTGATCGACAGCAGCAGATACGGCCCGTAGACCACACCTGCGCCATCGACCAACGGTAGCGGCTCACCATCTGCGGCAAGTTCGCGCAAGGTGTCCAGCGACGCGCGGGTGCCAGTGAGTTCGGGAGCAATCAGACCAGATATGTCGATGCTGTCATCGCCTGGTCCGAGGAATTGGCTGGCCGGCCGCGCGCCGACGCGCTCGCTGGTGGCGTGGCGCCAACTCATCTGCCGCTGCAACTGCAAGAAGGCGGCGCTGTCGAGGGAAAACACGAACGTGCCGTAAGACATCATCATCGGGGCGGATCCTCAGTCGTCGCGTAGGCTGGAGCGGCGGGTGGCCATCGTTCGCCGTTCGCGGTCTTCGATCTGGCGGGCGACTTCGCGCGCCAGTGCGTTGGCGTCCATGCCAGGTGCGGCATGGACGTGAATGACGTAGTTGTTGCCGCCTGCAGGGGCGCTGGCTGCGCGCACAGGCGCCGACAGCGGCGCCCGGCTGTCGATCGCCGCCACCGGCGCCGTAGCCGTCGCCAAGGCCAGTCCGGCCCCCATCGCCCGCATCCGGTTGCCGAGCCCCGTGATGGCCTGCACAGGCGCGCCCTGGCCGCGCTGCAGGCCCACGGTGAGGCCCTGCATGGTGAAGTCGCCCAGCTGTGCAAACACGCGCGAGGGGCTATGGATGCCCAGCAGGCCCTTGAAGCGATCGACCACACCCGTGCCGACGCTGGCGATCGCATTGGCAGCGGCGCCGAGCTTGGAGCGGATGCCCTGGACAAGGCCGCTGATCATGTCCGCGCCGGCCTGCAGCATTCGGGCCGGCCAGTTGGCCAGCTGCAGGTTGATGCCGGCCCACAGCTGCAGCAGCCCTTGGCGGATTCGATCGCCGTTGCCGGTGAACACGCCCACGATGAGCGACCACGTGCCCTGGACGGTTTGCCACACGCCGCCGAGGATCTGCTTGATCACCGGCAACACGACCACGAACGCCTGCACCAGCCAGCCGATCGCCTTGACTGCCAACTGAAGCTGGGCGACCAGCACCGCGCCCAGGATCTGCCCAAAGCCGCGACCGGCGTCAGTTGCGCCGTGCAACTGCTCCGTGGTGGCCTCGAACGGCGTCAGCAGCTGCTTCACCCACGCCCAAGCCTGGCCCATCGCCGCAGCCACGGTGTCCCACACGGGCCCAAGCGGCGCGAGTGCGGCCTGCAGTTCGGCCAGCACCGGCGCGGCGACATCGACGATGCCCTGCCACACGCCGATGGCGAAGGCCTTGATCGGCCCCCAGTACTTCCACACCAGCAGCGCGACCGCCGCAACGGCCGCAGCGATCGCCAGCACCGGCAGGCTGACGCCGCCGAGCAGCGGTAGCAGCAGGCGCGCGCCATTGGCGAGCATGGGCAGCACGCGGCCGCCGAACGCCAGCCCCTGCCGCAGCAGCGCACCGAAGCCGCCACCGCCCGACAGCAGCGCCACGGCACCGTGGATCTGCGAAAACGCCATCGCGGCCACGCCCCCGGCGACCAGCAGGCCGCCCAGGATCGTGACCAGCGCGGCGCCGACGATCGCCGTCTTGGCGATCGCACCCACCAGCACCGGATTTGCGCGGATCCACGTCGTGACCTGGCCGACTACCGCAGCCGTGCGCTCGGTCAGTTCCTTGAACTGCGGTAGCAGCACCTGGCCGATCGACTGTGACACCACCACAGCGGTGTTTTTCAGCAGCTGCAGCGAGTTGGCCGAGGTGGCCACTCGCGATGCGTACTCAGCCGACATCGAGCCGCCGTAGCGCTGCGCATCGGCGACCTTGGCGAAGTTGCCCTGCAGCAGTTCCAGATTGGTCAGCAGCGGCGCGATCGCACCGATCGACTCGCGGCCGAACAGCTGCGTCATGGTCGCGGCCTGCTCGGCCTTGGGCAGTGCGCGCAGCTTCTGCAGCACCGACATGATCGCCCCGCCGGCGTCCTTCTGCATGACCTGGGCCATGGTCGTGGCCTTGATGCCCAGCTTGTCGAAGGCCTCGCGCTGGCTCTTGGTGGCCGACTCGCCCGAGGCCAGAGTGAGCAGCATGTTCTTGATGCCGGTGGCCGAGACTTCCGACTCGATGCCCATGCCAGCGACAGTGGTACCCAGCGCTGCCAGTGGCCCGCTCTGCAGGCCGGCGACCTCGCCCAGGGCACCAATGCGGTTCACCACCGCGCTGATCTTGTTGACGCTGGCAGGTCCAGTGTTGCCGAGATAGTTGATCTTGTCGGCCAACACGACGACCTCGTCCTGGCCCATTCGGAAAGCGGTGCGCCAGGTGGCCATGGTCTGGCCGGCTTCCTCGGCGCTGCTGTCGAAGGCCACGCCCATCTTGGCCGCGTCCTCGGCAAAGCGGACCAGCTCCTGGCGCGGGATGGCGGCCTGGCCGGCAGCCGCCACGATCTTGGCAATCTCGGCCGGCAGCATGGGCAGGCGCATGGAGAGGTTCTCGACATCGCGGCCCATCTGCGCGAACTGCTGCGGCGTCTTGAAGTCCACGACTTTGCGCACATCGGCCATGGCTGACTCGAATTCCATCGCATCGCTGATCGGCAGCACAGACGCGCCCAAAGCACGCTGGCCGGCGAAGGCCATGCCGGCGCCGTAGGCGCTCGCCTGCAGACCGGCGCTTTGGATCCGGGCGCTGCGACGCTGTGCCGCGTCGATCGCCACCAGGCGCTGCTGCTGTGCGCGCATCGCGGTGTTGGTGCTCTCGATCTCGCTGCGCAAACGGCGCTCATGCGTGACCAGCTCGCGCGTACTGATCCCGGCCGTCTCGAGCCGACCACGCAGGCGCTGCAGGCCGGCCTCCTGCGCACCGTGCGTGGTCTTGAGTTCGCGTGCGGTGCGCACGGCGCGCTCGAATTCGGCATTCATGGCAGCGGTGGGCGTGCCGGTGGCCTTGATCTGTTGGGCAAGCGTGCGCACCGATTGCCGCTGCGCATCGAGCGCAACCTTGGCACGCTGTGCCATCGCCACCTGTTCGCGGTAGGCGCCGATATCGCGGTGCTGGCTGTTGAGCTGACGCAGCGCATCGCGCTGGTTGCGCAGTGCGGTGGCAACGCCACGGCTACCACTGAGCACGCGTTTGAACGGGCCGGTGGCGCGATCGACGGCGGCCAGGATGACCTGCAGGCGCAGATTGTCGGAGGCCGCCATTTAGGCGGCCTGGTGCGTTGGGTGGGGCATCATTCGGCTCCGCTTCGCAGGCGGGCACGCTCGCGCCACGCCGTGAGTTCGTGCAGCGACCAGCCGTCCATTTCAGACGGCGGCCAGTGGAAAATGGCCGCGATGTCGGCCATCGCATCCTCTACGCAGTCGGGAAGTTCGCTTCCCTCTGTGCCTTCGGCAAGAAAAAAACCTGTACCTCCTGGCCTACCGCCAGCAGGTCGGCCGGATCCATCGCATTGACGTCGGCGGTGGTCAGCGTGGGCGAAGAGATTCGCGGCAGCAGCGTCGCCAGCGCGGTGACATCCAGCTGCAGCACGTCGGTGAGCTTGAGGCCGCGCAGCTCACCCGCACCAGGCTTGCGCACCTTGAGGTCGGTGATGGTCTGTTCGCCGCGCGTGATCGGCTGGTCGAGGGAAATGGCTGGGGAAAAGGTCGGGGTCATCGAAAGGTCTCAGGGCGAAGGCCTGGCGGCGCCAGGCCGGAAGGGTCAGGCGCCAATGGCGCGGCGTTGGGCGGCGAGCAGATCCACGCCGTTGACGATCTCGGTCATGTTCACGAAATCGATCTCGATCACAGTGGCGCCGTTGATGCTCAGCTTGTAATAGCTGGCCGAGGTCTTGACCGAAAACTCGGTGTCATCGCCGGACTTGCCGGTGCCCGGGTCGATCTCGCTGTGGCGGCCGCGCACGACCACTTCCACCGCATCCACCTCGGCGGTGTCATCGCGCTGGTAGGCGCCGGCAAAGCGCAGCTGCACGGCGTTGTGGGTGGTGGCGCCGTACTGGTTCAGCACACCACGCATCAGGCCGCCGCACTTCCATTCGAGCTCGATCTTCTCCTGCCCGAAGTCGATATCGACCGGGCCATTCATGCCGCCGCCGCGGTATTCCTCCATCTTGCGGGACAGCGTAGGCAGCTTCACTTCGACCACTTGGCCGAGATAGCTCTCACCGTCGTTGAACAGGTTGAGCGCTTTGAGTTTCTTGGGCAACGCCATGGGGTTCTCCGGTATCTAAGGCGGGTGCGTTATGCGTTGACGCGTTCGGCGAAGTCGGCCAGGTAGCTGGTGGTGATCTTCTGGTAGAGCTGCAGGTTCTCCAGCGGCGGTACCGGGGTGTAGTCGTAGTCGATGCGCAGCGCGCCATCGGCCAGCGTGGTTGCGCTGTTGACGGTGCCGTCGTACCAGGCGTTGGCATCGATCAGATAGCCCGACGCCTTCAGGTCGCGGAACTTGGCGTTGATCGTTTCGATCAGGTCTTTGATCAGCGAGGGATGCATCGGCTTGTCGACGTAGAACGCCACACCCTCGGCGATGGTGTCCGCCAGGATCTGCGCGGTGCGCGTGGCCGTCTCGAAGGCGAACATCGTGTCTTCCGCGCACGTGCGCGATCCCCAGAAGCGCTGGCCGTTGAACGTGACCAACGTGGTGATGTCGCCCTCATTTAGCACGCCCGCATCGGTCGCCGGATCCTGAAGATCCCAGTGCACGTCCTTGGAGATGCCGGTGACGCCCGCCACCGGCACGTTGGACAGACTCTTGTGCCAGCCCTGCTCAGTGTCGATCTTTGCGCGCAGGCCGAGCGCACGTGCGGTGGCATACGCCGCCTTCATGGTGCTGCTGGCGGTATCGAAGGCCAGGAAGTCCGGCCAGATCATCATCAGCTCGCGATCGCCGAACTGCCCGCGGTAGGTAATGGCATCGGCCACGTTATCGGCGACAGGGCGCACATATGCCATGGCGCGCAGCTTTTTGGCGATGGTCGCCAGCGCCTTTGCCACCTCCAGTGTGTCCAGCCCCGGCGCGCCCAGGATGCGCGGGCGCACGCCAAGCTGTGCCTGTGCGGCGAGCAAGGCATACAGACCGGTGTAGCCGCTGGACTTGACCTCGCCAATGACGTTGCTGGTGGTCTTGGCCGCATCCGCGTCCTCGGCCACACGTACGACGATGGTGACCGGGTTGGTCTGGTCGGCGATGCCCTGCAGCGTGGCGCGCAAGGTGCCCTGGATGCCAGCGCTGGCGATCGCACCGAGCACATCGGTGATCAGCACCGCCTTGTTCAGTGGGAAGACTTTCTCATCCGCGTCGGATGCCGTGGCGACCAGGCCGACGACAGCAGTGGAGACGGTGCGAATTGTGCGCGTGCCCGCGCTGACTTCGATGACGCGGACGCCGTGGTGGTAGGCAGTGGACATAGGTTCCTCGATCAGGACGAGCGGAAGCGGAGCGGGATGGTCATGCGCGAGCGCGCATTGGCGGGGGCAACGTCGGTGCGTTCGCCTTCGATGGTCAGTACGAAGCTGCCAGGCGCATCACCGAGCACCAGGTCGACGTGGGTCAGGCGCAGGCGAGGTTCCCAGCGCATCAATGCGGTGGCGGTGGCGCCGTAGAGCAGCGTGCGGGTGGCGCCGTTGAACGGCTGGTCGATCAGTTCGGGCAGCAGCGAGCCGAAGTCGCGGCGCTGCTCGCGCGTGCCGATGGGTGTGGTGAGGATGCAGACGATCGACTGCGCCAGATGCTGCTCGCCCTCGATCACGCGCCCGGTAGAGGCATCGACGCCGATCACTGCGGGCCACCACTGAGAGCGCTGCCGGCAGTCACGCCGGTAGTCTTGTGGTTCTTGAGGCTGATCCCGCCGCCGAGTACGTCCGTGTCGACCGTGGCCGTGCCGGTGATGCCGGCGTCGCCGTTGATCTGCGTGTTGCCGTTGACCGTCAGCGGACCGTTGAGGGTGATGCCGCCATCGGCGGTGATCGTGGCGGTGCCGCCGCTGGGCAACGTGGCCTGCAGTGCGTGCGCGTCGGTGTCGTACTGCAGCTGCGCGCCATCGGCAAAGCGCAACACGTGCAGTGTGTCGGAGGCGGCAGGCGCTGCGAATTGGTCGGAATACAGCCCGCGTAGCACCATGCCATCGGCCAGGTCGCCGACCGGCGACAGCACGACGACCTGTTCGCCGATTGCCGGCGCCGACCAAACGATGGTGGTGCCGGCTAGCGTGACCACCCAGGGCAGATAGTCGGTCAGCATCTCGCCGACCTGCACGCGGCATCGCGCCGTGGCGAGATTCACCTCGGCCACAGTGCCGAGGCGAATGGCGTTACTCAGTGCGGAGGATGCGGTGCCCATGCAGCCATGGTCAGCGGCTGCGTGCTGTGGCGCACTCGAATTGATGCGTACAACGCGTACCTACACGGATCGCGGTCGGGTGCATCCAATCAAGCGAAGGCACGCGCCGCACTCTGCGATCCAGTATGCGCTGGACCAAGCGTCAGGCGAAGCCTACTGCTTCAGCGACGAGGGAAATGGCAGTGGTAGAAACATAGCCAGTGGCATTGTTGCGGATCCGAATCGTCAGCTTGCCTTCTCCATAGCACTCGTTGCCAGACCCTGACAGCGCTGTGGACGTGATGCTGCAACTGTAATCGCCGGTCATCGCAGAGTAGTTCGCAGCCGTGTTGGAGGACGATCCATTGCGGTTGCCACGCAGCCAGGACACGGCAAAATCTAGCTGCACAGAATAGTTGCTCGCCGGTTGCCCGTTGGGTAGCCAAGTTCCGGAGATTGGCGAGCCGCCCACCGCTTTTCCAGAGAGGCCAATCGCCCAGGTGCCATTTGCCCGAATAGAGAACGAAACGCTTGCCGTCTGGCTACCGCCTTCGGACGTGAGTGCCTGGCTGCTCGCGTAGTAGCGGACGCCGTTGTTGGAGAGTGAATAGACGGCGCTTCCCTTCCTCGCCCAACGGTTGCTGAGATCCGAACCGGCATTGTCGCGGTAGCCGACGTCCGACGCTCTGCTGCCAAACGCCAAGGGCGCATACCGGCGGTGCAAATCGTTGCCGTCGCTGGAGCGGTAGCCCGATACGCCGCCAATATCGCCTTGCACGTAGAGGTCAAAGACATCGTCGAAGTCGAGTCCTGCACCTGAGCGGTAGCCCGTTGCCATGACTAGGCGGCCGCCGGTGGCTGGACCGCAGCTGCCTCGTTGTGGAGGCGGTCATAGACGGCCTTCAGATACACGACCACGCCGGCGGCGCTGACATTGGACAGATCTTGGCCGGTCACAGGATCGGAGAGGCCAGCAGCAAATGTGCGGGTCGCGATGGCATCTGAGGTGGTGGTAAGCGGCTCCCGGCCGTCCAGCATCTTGTTGACAGCACCATCGAGCAGCAGAAACTCCATCCCTTGGAAAACGACGTTTGCCACGCCGGTCAACGGGTCGTAGAAGAAATGGGACTCCACCGCAATGCGCTCAACGTCAACGCCTGGTGCGAGTGTGCGAATTCGAGAATTGGTCATGGGGTAAGCCTATGAATCAGTGGATGGGTCGGAGGTCAGCGAGGTCTGCCTGCAGCCGCCGAACGGCGGTGGACAGTTGTTTGATGGCGTTAAATGCGATCGGCAGGAGCTGATCGATGTGGACCGATGGCACCAGTTCACCGTCAAAGCTCACGCCCTGCGCGTCCACTGTTTCGGGCATGAGTTCCAGCAGCTGCTCTGCATCGAAGAACAGGCGCACCCGTCCATCCGGGTTGTACTGTTCTTTGTAGCGCCCAAGCAGTGTGGTGACTTGTTCCACCTCGGCCAAGCCATAGGGCAACGCGCCAATGATGTTTTTGAGCTTGCGAGACGAGCCGAAGTCAAAGCCCCCGACGGCCGATAGTGCGCCGGAGGTAGTCAACCCCATGCGCTGCTGCAAGGCTCCGTTGTTAGTCGCCATGCCGATACGCAGATGACCGTTCTCGCTCCAAAAGCCGATGTTGTAACCACCATCGATCAGCCCAAAACCACCGCCAAAGCTGCCTGAGCTTAGGCACGCAAAGCTGTTGACGCCGTAGCCTGGTTGGCTCACGGTCGAGCGCAGTGATAGGGTGCCTGCCGTGTTCAGTACTGCTTCTGCGGTGGAGTTGAAAGCGCCATTGGGACGAAGACAGATGCTCGCCCCGCCCTCGGCCCCGAGGACAGTGAGGTTACTTTTGCTGATGAAATAGCCCGATGCGGAGCCTAAACTATCTGCTTGCACCGATCCGGCAAAGGAGCCCGCCCCCGAGACCGCGATTTGAGTGGTTTCGAGGTAGAGCGGGTTAGCGCCTGTTCGAATACGGCCCGCGACCCAAGCGTTATTCGCCGTATTGACGAAATCCAACACTGGTGTGCCGTTACCGTAGTCACGCATGAGCACGCGGCCGGCGCTAGAAACGACGGCGTCAAACGCCCCCTGTGCGCCGCCGCTGATGTTGATCCCCAAACGCGTGACGGTGAGCTGTCCGGTCATCGTGTCCCCTGACTTAGCCACGTAGTTGGCGTGTGAGTGGTCCGCAGGCGTGAAGGTTTGCGGCTTATTGCCAACTTGTTCCCAGGTTGGCCACGTGCTCGCGGTGGTAGGGATGCCGGTCAAGTTCTCCCACGCGCGGTAGTAAGCGCCATGCTGCCCATCGAGCTTGTCGGCATCCAAATTGTTGCCGGCACCTTCGTCCTTGAGGGCTGCGCCCTTCAATTCGAGTGCGGTGCGCAGCAGCGCGGCGCTTGTTACGCCCAGCAGTCCACGAATGAACGTAGATGGCGCACCGGCACCCAGCCGTGCGTCCAAGATCTTCTTCAACAGCCATGCGGTGATGACACGGATTTTGTCGGTACCCTCAGTGGCTTCTTCTTCTGTCGCTAGCTCAACGATCCCGGCGACCTCAGTCGTGGCGGCCGGATCGGTGAAGTTGGTGCCGCCGAATGTGATTTGCTGTACGTCGATGTCAGCAAACACCGCATCGAGAGCGAGCAGCATCATGGCTGCGGCCGCCTTGCCCAGTAGAAGCGCCGGCTGGCTGTAAACGGCGAACAATGTGCCGTTGGACAGGTACAGGCCGAACCCGTAGCAGTCATAGACGGCATCGGACTCATCGCGGATGGACACGTGGATGGTGTCGTCGGCGGTAATGGTCCCGCCGACTGCAGCAACCCGTTTGATTTCGCCAGGTAACGCGGTCAACGCGGCCGAGGCGCTAAACGGCGCGTTCGCGATGCCAACATGGCTGATCAGCACCGCATTGGTGCCGGTGTTGGGAGCATTGACCAGCGCGGCACGGCCAGCGGTGGTGACTTGGAGCTTGAGACCGGGCATGTCGGTGTCCAGTTACTGGGCGTCCATCAGCAACCGCCGATAGACGGCTGGCCGCGCAACGGCGAGTACGCCGATGCGGGCTTCTGCTTGGAATCCCTGGGTGAAAGTGAAGTGGGAACGGACAGGCTTGGTGCGCTCGACTTCGGCAATGACTTCATTGACGAAGCGAGAGGTGGCGGTTTGGCCGTCGGTGCCGGTCAGCGTGAGCGTGAGCTCGAAGGTATGCGGCCGGCCGCGCGGCTCGGTCTGCCACCACTCGCGGATGGCCACAGCGCCGCCAAACGACTCGACCACCATGCGGACGCTGTTGGCAGTGCCCTTGCGCCGCTGGATCGCCATGGCGCTACGCAGGCGCGAGCGCTTGACCGCATCGCTCCAGTCGGCTTTCCAGTCGTCCACCGATAGCGTCCAGGCCAGCCAAGGCAGATGACCGGCCGGGCATGTGTCCGGATTCCACAGATCCGGGTACGGAAGCGGGATCGCTTCTAGGCGAGCGGTGACGGCCGCCAGGGCGCGCTCCATCGGCGTGGCGTTGGGCGGCAGAGGGCTACTCATCGATGCCGGCGTGCACGATGTCGATCGCGATGCAGTAAGCGGCCTGCGTGCGGCTGATCCGGATGTCGGCTGCAGGCGAGTCCAGTTCAACACGCTGCACGCCATCGACAAACAACTTGGCCTTGATGGCGGACTCGGGGACGTCGCGGCCGATGCGGTGGGCCTCGGCGAGATAGGCCATAAGGCTGCGCATCGCCTCGCGCATGACCACCGCCGAGTCGGGGCCAGCGTAGGTGTAGACGCGCCCACGAATGGCGTACAGGACGATCTCGGCGCTCTGGACAGCTACCTCGTCGGTCAACGGGCGCACGTCGGCATCGGTGAGGACGGCGGCCACTTCATCCAGCAGTTCCTGCGGCGCGGTACCATCGCCGGTGCGCGATTGCACGGTGACAAGCACTTGCCCAGGCGCGGGGCTGGTGGCGCTGGCGTCCATGACATCGGCCGCCGCGCTGAGCGCGTGATAGATGTACGCGCCCTCGGGGCCGGCAACGCTGAAGCCCTCCGGTGCCAGCTGGATGCGTCGGCGGAAGTCCACGTCCGACTCGTAGGTCGGCGTAATCCCGTTATCAGGTTGGCCGGGGTTAAGCACTAGGCGAGCGACGCCAAACAATGCGCCCAGGTGGTCGAGGTTGGTGCCGGTCGCGAAGGCCAGCATGGTCTGCTGCGCCTTGTCGTTGGCGCGCTGACGGATCAGCAGCTCGCGGGCCGCGAACAGCTGCAGGATCTTGTAAACCGGGTCAGCTTCTGTGATAGCTGAGAATTCTGGAAGCAGCCGGCGAAACTGAGCAAGTGCCTCGGTGAAGATCTTCTCGAAGTCCAGCACTTCGATGAGATCTGGCGCCTGTAGCTTGGACAGGTCGACAGCAGTAAACGATGCCATGCAAACTCCAAGTGCGAACGATCTATTGTTCGCACTTGGAGCGGCATGACATAGCTGTGCTATACGTAAAAAAACACGCTACAGACCTATCAGGTCTATGCAGAAGCCTTGCAGGTGAAGGTGCTCTTGCCCTCTGTCTTTACCCCATCTGCATCAATGATCGTTGTAAGCATCTCAAACGCCGTTGTCTTCGTGCTGCTTGATCCAGTGCAGTACCACTCATCTTTCAATGGAGAGGCTTGCTCTGTTGCATAAGTGGCCGTGCGAGGAGGACACGTCCAGCCGGTTGGGCAAGTAGTAAATTTACGTTCGAAGGAAAGGGGGAATTGAGGATTTCCAACGAAATTAGTTACGATCTGAATCTTGGGGCCATTGACCACGGCCGAGGCGTTAGCAACAGAGATCTTCTGTGGGGTGCAGGTCTTACCTTTGCTGTTTACTCTGTAGCCCTTTTCTACGCCTTTCATTGCAGCATCCTGAAATACAGGATCAACGAACGCTGCTGCATCCTCTACATTTGAGTGAAATCCAACCTCAATAAGAGTCGCTGGAACCTCAACAGCCTCTCTATTCTCTCCATAGTTTCCCGCCGTCGGATTGTTGACCCGCCAGGTTTCATAACCAGGAGTAGCGTTGATAATTTCTTTCATCGAACAGGATATCGCTGTCGCCAAAGCTTGGCTCGCTGCTCTGCCAGTTTGGTAAATGACTCTGGTTCCCCTTACCGTTGTGTCGTCTGTCGCATCAGTGTGCAAGCTTATGATCGCTTTTGCATTGAGGTGGCGTGCATATCTCGGACGAGAGAGAATATCCTTGTCCTTCTCTGAGGTGACTGAAGTGCTGTTCCAGATGTCTGTCTCTGCCGGTAAAATCCGTGCCAAATGGTATTTGGCAGCAAGCTGCCACCACGGGAGCTTGGTTTGCCCTTCTATGGTTGATGATGTGGATCGGGGGAATACGACCGTTTCCGCGCCTCGTGTGCGAAGGAATTCCGCGAGCTTCGTTGCTAGCGTTGGGTTGTCGACATCCTCATGCCAGCCGTTCATTGCAGGTCGCTGCCATCCCCATCCGCCGGTTACCTTGGTTCGACCGTGTCCAGCAGAGACAACCACTGGGCTATCCGCAGCAGCAGAAGGGTTTACGCTTGTTTTATTTCTCAGGTGTTTGGGTTTCCATTCCGTAGGTGCGAACAATTTGTCCCCAGGCACGCCGCCGAAGGTAAAGGTGATGCCTTCGACGACGAAGGAATCGCCCACTATCTGGAACGCCACTAATTCGAGTTGATGAAGCTGTTCTTCCACATCTCCTGAGATGTACTTGTCGCCCTTCGGGATGAAATCGCGGCCCATCTCAATCATCACAGCTGAGGTCTGACTATCAAGTCGCACGGCAATCGGCTGCACTTTCTGTCCTGGAAGCCTCTTTTGCTTGTTGACCACCTGCTGAAGTTCAGCCGTCAGCATCTTACTGAGGTCTGCCTTTTGTTGAGTAGTCAGGCTTGCCATGCTAGGGGTCGCAGGGCTTGCGAGCACCGGCGAGCCAATTGTCAGGGCTGCTGATATCGCGACAGCTGCACACGCGTAGCGAAGTTCGGGGAGCAGCCTTACTGACTTGCCATGAAAGAAACGCTTCATAAATCACTCCATGATTTCGGGGGATGGGAAAGCCCCGGGTCGCTGCAGCATTCCGTTGCCTCCCCAAGGGCAAACTACCCGCATTCCATTCCTGCGTCAAAAACCCGACGCTTTTAGTGTGAGCATGGTCATCTTCGCTCGCGTATCTCGCACGGGCTGTCATGCTTCTGACTTGGCTGCTTCACTCTCCGAAGTGATTCAGGAGTTGATTGCGTACGATGTGTCGATCCTCAGCGGAAAGGCCTAGCAGCACGCGTTTTTCATAACGGGTCCTGGGGCCGCCGGGCCGCACTCGCTCAGCCAGCCCTTCTTGATGCACCCGGGCAATGCGCGACACGCGCCCCACGAATCCAACGCTCACAGAGTTGGGGTTAGCGCTGACCTTGAAGTGTTTGGCCTGGCGCAGCTTGGCAAACATCTTTGCGCGTTTGACGCGTCCGGCCTTTTGCCGCAGCTGCTGCTTGCGTGGTGCGTAAGTCGAGCCATCGGGCGCCTGCTGCTTACCGATACGCTGGCTCTGCGAGCGCCTCAGCTCCGTTCCGATCTTCCTGGCCAGCGTGCGGCATTCGCCCGGCTGCAGGCGGGCCAGCAACGGCGCGGCCCAGTTCTCCATTGCGATCAGCTCATCCATGTCGGATCGATCGCCGGCTCGGGTGCATGGGTGATGTCATAGCCGCCACCGTCCTTCGCGGTCACGACCACGCGTTCGGTCAGCGGCAACTTGATCGACAGGTCCACCGCATCGTTGGCAAGGATATCGGCCTCGAAGGCAATCTCGCCACGGCGCGATGTATTGGACAGCAGCTCGGACTGATTGACCTGCACCCATTCCAGTAGCGGCAGCATCACGCTGTCCGGGTGGCCGGCGTAGTCGGTCAAGATCAGGTTGAGCGTGTACTGGTACTCGAACGAGAGCCCCGGCTGGAACGTGCTGACCAGGCTGCCGGCATCAATGAACACCAGCAGCCGGTCGGCGTCACGCGCCAGGTCCGGCAAGGCGGCGACCAGATGCGCGCGCAGGCTGGCGGGCTTGATCATGGCTCCGACTCCTGTGCGTGCAGATCGATCCAGTCCTGCAGCGCGTTCAGCTGCGCGGCGGTGGCGTGGCAGCTGGTGTAGTTGTCGGCGACGGTACCGGCGATGGCAGAGAGCGTAATGCCGGCGGCCGGCGCATCAGGATCTCCGGCGGGCGGCCCGGCAGGGTTGCCCGTGGCGGCGGCGTCGTGCAGCCGCACAAAGCCAGCAGGGATAACGCAAGCAGCGTCTGCTTTCTGGGTGACATAGATCGGGACCTCGCGGGTGATGGTGGCGCCGGCTTCGCGCACGATCTGCACGCGGTCGACGTATTGCGTCACGACAGTGGTGGAGCCTTTGGCGCTGTCGCGTTCCGCCTCGGCCTGGCGCTTTGCCTGCAGCGCGGCATCGCGGTCTTTCTCCGCGGCGCTGACGCGCTGCTCCTGCCACACACAGCCGCCAACGAGCGCTGCGATCAGCGCCAGCAGGATGATCAGGCGCGTGACCATCAGTTGACGCCCAGGATCTGCAGGGCGCGCTGCGTGCGCGTGACGCGATCGCTGTAGCCTTCCGGCAAGCGCTTGGCGCGTACGTTGCCCAGGTTGATCTTGCGGCCCAGGCCGAGCACATCGCCCGCATCGGCCAGCACGTTGAGGCCGTTGTCCTGCCAATACGCTGCGGCGCCCAGGGCGCTCGGCTCGATCTGCAGCAGCAGATCTGGCTGATCTTCCACCGGCAAGCCAATCAGCACACCGATGCGGCGGTAGTTGCCCCGGAAGGTGTGCTGCATCGGGCCACGGCCACGATAGCGGTGTCCGTCGCCGCTGGCGGCGTTGCCGTTGCCCAGGCGGTCGGCGTAGACGAAGTTGGCCAGGCCGACCGGGTTGCGCAGGAACTTGGGTGCCTGGGCAGGCGTGACACGTGCGCCAAACACCTCCAGCAGCCGGGCGCTGGTGGTGTAGGTCAACCCTTCTTCCATGCGCGACAGGCTCAGACTTTCGTGACCGACCTGGCCGAGCCAGTGCGCGGCGCGGCGCTTGGTGGTGATGCCGAAGCGGTTGGCGGCGGCATGCAGTGGGCCGTGCCAGCGCTGAGCGCGTTGGACCGAGCACTGCATGATCGAGGCGAGCTGGGTATTGGTGAACATCAATCGACCTTCAGGATGCGCGCCACATTGCCCTGGGCGCGGTAGGTGAGCACCGCCAGCACGATCAACGTGCCCAGGTGCCAGAGACTGACTTGCGAGCCGGCGCCGGCCAGCAAGATGTGCAGCGCCTGGCCGCCGGTGCTGGCGATCAGCAACCACGCGCACCAGCCCGCGCCGCGTCGATGGCGGGCATCGACCGGGCGGTGGTAGGTAAGCAGACGGACGCAGATGGCGAGCGAGGCCATCAACGTCAGGACGGTGACCAGGCTATGCACTGGGCGGACCTCCACGACGTAGGAAGGAAAAGTCGAACGATTTGCTCTTTTCGATCAGGCCCAGCGTCACCGTGATGGCGCACGCCGCGCTGGCGAAGGCTGCCACGCCGCTGGACTTGATCGGCAACCAGCGCAGGATCTCCGGCGCCAACTGGTAGCCGGCGATCACGCTCACCGGGAAATAGATCAGCCGCGCCAGCAGCGGCTGCTTGGCGGCGGACACCACGAACAGCGCGCCGCCGGCGAAGGCGCCAATCAGCGCATCGCCGTCGATGCCAGGGAGCACGGAGGCAAGGCCCACACCGGTGGCGATCAAAAAGCCGCTCGATACGGAGGTGGGTTCGGTCATCAGATCAGTCCCATAGCTGCACAAGCGGCGTCATCGCCGCTGTGGTGGTGGTTACCTCGGGCAACTCCACTGGCGTGCCATGCGGCAGCACGGCGCCCAGTTCGGCCAGGCCGGGATTGAGGAGATAGGTGCGCTCGACCAGGCCGGCCGTGCTGCCCAGGTGGCGCCAGCACAGCAGGTCGACGGTGTCGCCTTGCATGGCGTGCACGCGCATCAGATGAGCTCGACCGTGCTGCGCGGCAGGTTCTGGAGATCGCGCACAGCCCAGCGCTGGTCGCGGCGCAGCTCGGTGATGCTGGGTGACAAGTCATCGGCGCGCTGGTTGGCGCTGTCGGTCGCATCGAAGCTGCGGTAACGCTCTGCCACCTCGACGGCGGTGGCACACGCAACGGCGCGCAAATACAGCTGTACGCGGCGCGAGACGCCGTCGACGGTGGTGCTGGGCACATCGGCCAACGCGGCCCAGCCGGCGGCCTGCTGCGCCTGCGCCCAGGCATCCAGCGCATCGTTCACCGCGAGCATCGCGGCGACGATGGCCTGGCGCAGGCGCGCGTCGGTCACGGTGCCATCCAGGCGCATGCTCGCCCGCACATCGGCCGGTGCGATCGCCGGCCAGAACGGCGCGTTGGCGATCGCGTCAGGCGTGGCGCTGGTGGTGCCGGTGGCAGTGAATCCGCTCATGGATGGCTCGAAAGAGATCGCCGGTGGTCAGGGCGTCACCGCAGCGATGACGTGCTGTGGATCAGCCCCGAGCCGGCGAGGGTTGCGGGGACGCTCGGTTATGCGCTGGTGCCTGCAGGCTCAGCGCTGAACTTCTTCAAGAGGCGCTCGGCGCGCTCCAGATCTTTCTTGCCGCCGCAGCTGCCGTGCAGTGCGATGGCGCGCTGCAGGTCGGCCACAGCGGCGGCGGCGATGGGCTGCGCCTGGTCGGCGGGCGTCTCATCGGTGATGCCTGCCAGCGATGCGCGGGCCAGTGCCAAGTGCAGCTTGGCGCGCACCTCATCGGGCATGTCCTGCTCGGCGGTCAGCGCTGCGGTGTCGGCCAGGACGGCCGCATCGAACGGCTGGCCGGTCTTCTGCGCCGATAACGCGGCTTCGGCAATTTCCTCGGCCAGCACGCAGCCCACTGTGCGGGTGAAGCGGTCGGGCATCTGCAGCTGGTGCTTGAGCACATAGGCGCCCAGCTCCAGCGCGCCGGCATAGTCGCCGGCATCGATCCGCCACACCATGCACGTGGTAACGATCTCGTCCTGCGCGCCCTGACCGCCGGCAAGCACGCCGGCCAGGTACGGCACATAGCCGGGCAACAGCTGCACCTTCAGCGCGGCCTTGCCCTGGTCGGACTGGATCTGCTTCAGGCGCAGGCGATCGCTCTGCAGCTGCGCCATGTGCTGCTCGTAGGCGGTGGCGCCGGCCATCAGCTGGTGCGGTGCACGCTGGGCGGCTTCCAGCTCGGCGAGCACGCGGCTGTGGTGACGCTTGGCGGGACTGTCGGCCATGGCTTAGGCCTCGATCTCGATGTGCTCCACCACGCAGCCCAGGCCGTAGTCTTCGACCACGTAGGCATCGTTGGAGGACTCGTAGTTCTCGATGCGATCGCGTGCGGGCACTTCCTGGATGTAGCGGCGACGGCCGCCGGTCTGGTAGTAGATCGACAGGTTCGCCAGCGAGGTCACCATCAGCGCGCCGTCCGGCAGATACGGCACCTCGGCCACCTGCAGGCCCCCGACACGGCGCTGGCTCAAGATCAGGTCGGTGGCGATCTTCTCGCTGGCCGGCTGGTCCTTGTTGACCATCGGGAAATACTTGTCGTGCATCAGGTCGCGGCCCAGCACCACGACCAGGCTCGGATCCTTGCGGTGCCAAGGGTCCAGCAGGTTGCTCACGACGTCGTACACCAACGCGTCGAGGTTGCCGTAGTCGGCACCGGCACCGCCGATCACGACCTTGCCGGCAGTCTTGCCGCTCGCCAGCACGCGCTGGGCGGCATTGGTGCGGTACTGCTGCAACCAGCCGATGTTGACGTCTTCCAGCAGCGGGAACGCAGCGCGATCGGTGTCGGCAGCGGCGTGCGTGCCGTTGAAGCCGATCTGCAGACGGTCCAGCGCCTGACGCTTGACGATGGCATCGCGCAGGCGCGCCTGGAAGTCGGGGAACTTGGCCCAGGTATCGAGCAGCGCATACGGAATCGCGGTGTCGAAGTCGGTCTTCTTGGCGAGGTACTCGTTCTTGTCGAGCGCGGCCACATTGCGCGGGGTGCGGGTCTTGCCGGCGCCGGTATCGGTGCGGCTGGCGATGCTGCCGGTGACGCCGATGCCCACCTTCTGGCCGGACAGTTCGTCCACCGGGATGATGTTGATCTTGGACAGGAACTCGCTCGATTCCTGCATGCGCGATTCCAGCTTCTGCTGCACGGTCGGATCGACCGCGAAGGAGTGGAATGGCGAGGCGACGCCGTTGAGCTTGGCGATCTGCTCGGCGAACTGGTTGAACTGCAGGCGGGTGGCGTTTTGCATGGTGGCTCCGAAGAATGTGGCGCTGCGGCGTTTGTGTGGTGTGGGATCAGCAGTCGGTCAGCACGGCCGCGCCGCAGCCGGCAACCAACGGGCGTGCGGGCTGTGCGGGGTCAGGCTGCTGCGAGAGCGAGGCGCGCAGCTGCGCTAGGTCGTCCGCCAGCTGCGCGTGCTTGGTCGCCTGCTCGTTGTGCTCGGCCTGCAGGCGGTTGAAGCGTTCGTCCTGGCCGCGCACGTGCTCGGCGATCTGTTCGATGCCTTCGCCCAGGTCTGCGAACTGCTCTGCGGTGATGCTGGTGGCGTCCTCGCTCTTGAGCGCGGTGCGGATCCGACTCAACAGACTAGCGACCGGCCCGTCGATGACCTCGCTGAATTCCAGTGCGGTTTCTTCGGCGACGGTGAACAAGTTGCCCGGTGACTGCTTGCGATCGGCAAGCGGATTGGCGTCGGGGTGTTGGCTGGCGAAGCTGAGCATGGAAGTGCCCAGGCTGGCCGGCGAATCGGTCACGGCCAGGCCGACCAGATATGCCTTGCCGGTGTTGGCGAACTTCTCCTGCACCTCGATGCTGGTGTAGAGCTTCTGTTTGGACTTGTTGATGGTGATCAGGTCAGCGGTCGGCTCGATCTGGGCAAACAGCGCCAGGCGCTTGGAGCCATCAATTTCGACCTCTTCGGCCTTCACTGCCGTGACATCGCCATACGCACGGAACGGTGAGTCCGGCAGCAGGCTGCGCATGTGCTCGATCCAGATGCGGGCGTTGTAGGTCTCGCGGTTGTAGGTGGCGGCCATGTCGTCGATCCAGCTGCGTTGGATCGTGCGGCCATCGGTGGTGGCGCCTTCGACGGCCACGCGGAACCAGTTGGAACGGAACTTCTTGGTCTTGCCCGACATGGGTGTCCTCTGCGCTGGATGCGTTTGCGATGACCCATGGTCAAATGCGACGCATAGCGCAGCAACGAAATCACCGTGTAAACAAGGTGATTACGCGTCGCTCAACTGTCGGGATTAAGAGGTGTGCCGCACCCTGGTCGGCATGCAAAGCGTTGCCACCCAGCTCCCGATGGACACCCGCAGACAGGCCAAGTTCCTGTACTGGATGGGATGGCGCGTGACCGAAATTGCGCAGGCCATCGGCGAGAACGAGAAGACTGTACACAGCTGGAAGTCGCGTGACGAGTGGGATCGCGCAGATAACGTCGAGCGCATCGGCGGCGCACTGGAAGCGCGCCTGGTCGTGCTGATCATGAAGCCGGAAAAATCCGGCGGCGACTTCAAAGAAATTGATCTGCTGCACCGGCAGCTGGAGCGCCAGGCGCGCATCCAGCGCTACCAGGGCGGCGGCAACGAAGCCGACTTGAATCCAGCTGTCGCCAATCGCAACGCCGCGCCGAAGAAGAAGCCCAAGCGCAACGACTTCACTGAGGAGCAGATCGAACAGCTCACCACGGCGTTCGTCGACGGCTGCTTCGACTATCAGCGCGACTGGTACCGGGCCGGCAACCAACGTACCCGCATCATCCTCAAGTCGCGTCAGATCGGTGCCACGTACTACTTCGCCCGCGAGGCGCTGATCGACGCGCTCACCACCGGGCGCAACCAGATCTTCCTCAGCGCGTCCAAGTCGCAGGCGCACCTGTTCCGTAGCTACATGCAGCAGTTCGTGCGCGAGACGATCGACGAGACGCTGTCCGGCGGCGACACCATCGTGTTTCCCAACGGCGCCGAGCTGTTCTTCCTGGGCACCAATGCGCGCACCGCGCAGGGCTACCACGGCAATTTCTACTTCGACGAATTCTTCTGGACCTACGGGTTCAACGAGTTGGAGAAGGTTGCCAGCGGCATGGCCATGCACCAGAAGTGGCGCAAGACCTACTTCAGCACGCCGTCCAGTATGGCGCACGAGGCCTACACCTTCTGGACCGGCGAGCGCCGTAACAAAGGCAAGCCGGCCGCACAGCGGATCCAGATCGAGGTCTCGCACGATGCGCTGGCCGGTGGGCGCCGCTGCCAAGACCGCGCGTGGCGGCAGATCGTCAACATTCTCGATGCCCAGCGCCGTGGCTGCGACCTGTTCGACATCGATGAGCTGCGCGAGGAATACAGCCCGGACGCCTTCGCCAACCTGTTGATGTGCGAGTTCGTCGACGACGGCGCCAGCATCTTCCCGCTTGCGATGCTGCAGCCGTGCATGGTCGACAGCTGGGTGGAGTGGGGTCAGGACTACAAACCGTTCGCCGCGCGCCCCTACGGCGATCGCGCGGTGTGGATCGGTTACGACCCGGCCGAGACCGGCGATACCGCCGGCCTGGTCGTGCTCGCACCACCGCAGCAGCCTGGCGGCAAGTTCCGGCTGCTGGAGCGCATCCAGTTCCGGGGCATGGACTTTGCCAAGCAGGCCGCCGAGATCGAGCGCATCACGCGCCGCTATTGGGTGACCTACATCGGCATCGATACCACCGGCATGGGCAGCGGCGTGGCACAGCTGGTGAAGCAGTTCTTCCCGAATCTGGTCACCTTCAGCTACTCGCCCGAGGTCAAAACGCGCCTGGTGCTCAAGGCGTTCGACGTTATCCACAACGAGCGACTGGAGTTCGACGCCGGCTGGACCGACGTGGCGCAGTCGTTGATGGCCATCCGCAAGACGATGACCGCCAGCGGCCGGCAATCCACCTTCACCGCTGGCCGCTCGGAAGAGACCGGCCACGCGGACCTGGCATGGGCACTGTTCCACGCGCTGCAGAACGAACCGCTGGAAGGGCGCACCGCGCGCAATTCCGGCTTCATGGAGATCTCTTGATGTTGACTGATCAGTTGCCCGCTACCGCGCCTGCAGTGCCCGCACGCGCCGAGGCCTTCACCTTTGGCGACCCGACGCCGGTGCTCGATGGGCGCGGTGTGCTGGACTACTTGGAGTGCTGGCAGAACGGGCGCTGGTACGAGCCGCCGGTGGCGCTGGATGGCCTGTCCAAGACCACCCGCAGCAATCCGTTCCTGCAGTCCGGGCTGATCTTCAAGCGCAACACGCTCGCGCGCACCCTCAAGCCGCACCGGCTGCTGACGCGCGAAGCCTTCGAGCAGTTGTCGCTGGACTGGATCACGCTGGGCAATGGCTACCTCGAGCGCCGCCGCAACCGCATGGGCGGTGCGCTGTCGCTGAATGCGCCGCTGTCCAAGTACATGCGGCGCGGCATCGCCGAGGGCGAGTACTTCCAAGTGCGCACCTGGCACGACGAACATGTGTTCGAGCCGGGCAGCGTGTTCCAGCTACGCGAGGCCGATGTCGATCAGGAGCTCTACGGCCTGCCCGAGTGGATGCCGGCGATGCAGTCGGCGCTGCTCAATGAGTCGGCCACATTGTTCCGCCGCAAGTACTACAACAACGGCTCGCATGCCGGTTTCATCCTGTACCTAACCGACCCGCAGCAGAGTCAGGAAGACGTGGATGCGCTGCGCAACGCCATGAAGGGCGCCAAGGGGCCGGGCAACTTCCGCAACCTGTTCATGTACTCGCCAGGCGGCAACAAGGATGGCTTGAAGCTGATCCCGGTCAGCGAAGTGGCGGCCAAGGATGAGTTCAGCGGCATCAAGGGCATCACTCGCGACGACATGCTGGCCGTGCTGCGGATCCCGCCGCAACTCATGGGCATCGTGCCGCAGAACGCTGGCGGCTTCGGGTCCATCCGCGAGGCGGCCGCCGTGTGGGCCGCCAATGAGCTGGAACCACTGCAGGCGCGCATGTTGAAGATCAACGACTGGGTGGGCGATGAGGTGATCGCCTTCACCCCGTACGCGCCGCCAGCGACGGCGTAATCCTTTCCCACCGCAAGACCACGCAATGCTCAAGAACCTCCGTTGTGGCGAATGCGCCCGCCTGCTGTGCAAGGCCGGCGCCTTCGACGAAATCCAGATCAAGTGCCCGCGCTGCGGCACCCTCAATCACCTGAAGGCCGAGAGCCTCACCTCTGATCGCCGCGAGCGAATCCAAGAAGGCTCTCACCATGAAAAACCAGCTCCTGCAGGGCGACGCCCTGACCATCCTGCCCACGCTCGAAGCGGATTCGTTCGACGCACTGATCACTGATCCCCCGTATGCGAGTGGCGGCCTGACCGCCGCTGCCCGTGCTCGGCCGCCGTCGACCAAGTACTGCCGAGATGGTGGGCACGCTGACTTCGTTGGTGACGAGCGCGACCAACGCTCGCACCTGAAGTGGATGCACCTGTGGCTATCTGAGTGCGCACGTGTGCTTAAAGACGGCGCTCCGGTGCTGCTGTTCACCGACTGGCGGCAGCTGCCGCTGACCACCGATGCGCTGCAGATCGCCGGCTTCACTTGGCGCGGCATCACCGTCTGGGATAAGACCGAAGGCGTGCGCCCACAACTGGGCCGCTTCCGCAACCAGGCGGAGTACATCGTCTGGGGCAGCAAGGGCAACATGCCGCTGGACCGCCGCGCGCCGGTGTTGCCTGGTGTCATCCGTGAGCCGGTGCGCAAGGCTGACAAGCATCACCTGACCGGCAAGCCCACCGAGTTGATGCGGCGGCTGGTGCGGATATGCGAGTCAGGCGGGTGTGTGCTCGATCCGTTTGCAGGGAGCGGAACAACCTTGGTTGCGGCAGAACTTGAGGGTTATCGCTGGACCGGGGTGGAAAAAACCGAGCACTATGCAACAGTTGCCGGTAGCCGAATCTGCGAAATTTAAAATCGACTTGGCCGTCTTCTTGGACGGCTAAGCTTTACTTGGAGACCAGGTGGCTGCCTGCGTTCTAAGCGCTCAGTGGTGCATGGGGGGCAATAATGCTTAGCCATTATTTCTAAACCTGCCTCACTGCTCGTTTATTAGGCATAGCCTGCAAAGTAATTGGCGTTAACTATCAGCGTCGGCGGCACATACTGATAGAAGCCGGAGCTGTGGGTGCGAATCCATATTGTGCATAAAGTAGGTGGCTAGAGCCTCTAGCGAGTAGGCTGACTTCTGCGTTTGGCAACAGATTGTGCTCCATCCAGTGGTTGAGCCGCCGCATAACCTCTTTGCCAATGCCTTGCCGCTGCATTCTTGGATGTACAGCCATGTCGCATAGCTGAAGGTGACAGCCACCATCGCCAATGATCCGCCCCATGGCGACAAGTTCGCCGCACTGATAGCCGGACACACCAAAGACTGTATTTGGTAGAGATGCCTCGGCCGTCTCTTTTGCTTTTGGACTCATCCCCGCAAGCAGCCTCAATTGGCAATAGTCATCGACCATGGGAGGGGCGTTGTTATAACGCACCAGGATTGAGTTACTCATGGGATACCTCAATTTGCGCTCTTTGACAGCGGAAAATTATGCGGCGCCAACTGGACGTCCGGGAACTATGAAAACTCGATTGATTCGCGAATAAAATCTCTGCTTCGCTTTTAGCGCTTTGGATTTTTATGGCTGTACACGGATTCTCGGGTCGCGCGATGACATGGGCGAAAACATGCGTTGAATTAGGTAATAAAAGTTGGTCAAATTGTATTTATTGTTTATCACGAATTAATTTCTGGGCTGTGCATAAATTAGAAAAAATTCAAGTAGGGGAATAGATGTTTTTGTACACAAGTCGAATATCAAGCACGTGCGGCTCGCATCGTGAGCGCTCAGCGCTGGGGTGCGCATAAACAGAATTCACATACGGCGCTAGTGCGCAGTCGAAACGTGGGAACGGCCAAGGTGTTGCAATGCCAGGCGGCGGTAGCTGCCGCTGACCACCGATGCGCTGCAGAGGGCTGGCTCTACCTGGTGCGGCATCACTGTCTGGGACAAGACCGAAGGCACGCAGCCCCAGCTGCGCCGCTTCCGCAACCAGGCCGAATATATTGTGTAGGACAGCAAGGGCAACATGCCGCTGGACCGCGTTGATGCGGCAGCTGGTGCGGATCTGTGAGTCAGGCGGACGCGTGCTAGACCCGTTTGCCGGAAGTGGAACGACTCTGGTGGCGGCGCAGGCGGAGGGCTACAGTTTTACAGGTGTGGAGATGACTTCACATTACTCTGATGTTGCAAGGGTGCGGCTCAATAACTGATAGGCCTACGTTCGCTCTTCAACCACATAGCAAAGCGCCGCACGGAGGCGGCGCTTTGCTTAGTCAAGAACTCATCCGAGTACCAGAAGGGATGCTGATGATAGAGGCCAGCAGCCTGAGCGCCGACCCGTTCGCCTTCATCCGGAGTGCGCCGCAGCGGTACGCCTCACCCGTCGGTCGGCGCCAATTCCCACCCAGCGTTCTCACCGCCGGGGGAAAGAGGATTGTCGTCGCCGGCAGCGGTTGGCAGGTCGGCCGGAGCGAGGGAGTAGCTATACAGCTCGTGCAGCACCTGTTGCATCGGCGTGTAGTAGACGATAGATCTACCGTTAGGCTCGCCGGAGGAGACGATCCCGATCAGATGCCGGTCATAGGTAACGACTGGGCCGCCGGAGTCGCCGTTGTCGATGCTATTGAGCTCGGACGCGTGGGCGGAACTGATGTGCTCATAACTTGGCCTCCAAATTCCTGGCGTGAGAGAGAAGCCTTGCCATACGCATCGGACGCCCGTGCGCCAACCGCTTGTGCAGAACTGCCCGTCAGGCGCGTTCGACCATCCGTTAACAGGAAGTCGTGCTTCCCGCCCGGCGCGGGGCATGAAAACTTGATTGTTCGCCCGGGGGATGTAGGACTGGATCGGATTGCAGAACGCCGCGCTGCCGTGGGAGGCGCAGTACAGCGACGATGGACCCGGCTGGGGCGAAACTCGCACTAGCTCAATGTCCGAGGTTGCCGACTGCCACACGACGTTGCCGATAGCCGCGGTACCCACGTGGATGGTCGCGTACAGTGGCGCGCAATGCTTGGCCAGCACGATCCATCGTGTGGCACGTTGATACGGCGTCAGTCTGTGGAAGATGCTCGTGGGCAC